TTTTTCTTTATCTATAATTCCAAAGACTTCATTTAAAGCTTGTATTTCTAATTTTTTATTTTGTTCGGCTACAGACTGTACATAATCTTGAAAAGATTGTTTTTCCATTTTTGCCATAACCTCCAAATAATCTTTTCCTTGATCTTTAATCAGTCTTCGTTTCCAATTTTTTCTATGAATGTCATTCAATTTAGTTTCATAACTAACAATTTTTTGAACTGTTTCTAAACTAGGAACATTACCAAGTAAATAAAATAAAAACGTTCTTTGTTCTAAAGGTATATTGTCTCTATTTATTCCTTGAGGCAATATACCCAAATATTTCATTAATACTCCATCAATAAGATATTTACTTTTCCTCGCTTCTTTCAGTATGTTTATTTTTTTTTAATCCTTCTTTAAAGGAAGTAGACCAAAGATAAATTTGATTATAAAGGTAACTTAATAAATCACCATCCACACACTCTACAATATCAAACCAATCTGGAAAACCCACCAAACCGAATTCTAATGTCGCTTGTCTTTCAATCCACTCATTCGTACTTGCGTCTATAGAATCAAAAGGAACACCACCCCGCAAAATTGCTGTTCTTCTACCAATTTGAATTAAATCGCTTGGTAGAATTGCTTTGATCTGAAATTCCCATTCGTTACCGTCTTCATCTTTTATATTAATAGATTTTATTCGATCTTTTTCTGTCCATAAAGCGGAACCAATTTTGAAAACTGGTTCCTTTACTTCTTTTGATTTTTTTGCCATTTGGTTCTTTCTCCTATTTTGAAAGTCGTTCCAATTTAATTTTAACTTGTTTCTAATCCGGGAATAACTCTTGAAACTCGCCAAGATACTTGTTTTGTATTTAATCCTCTTGCCGGAAACGCCGTATCAATTGTACTATTTTTACACGACAAACAAGTCAAAAGAATATCCAAAGTACCTAAATCGGCAAAAGCAAAATCAAAAGCACCCGCCGTATTTAAGTTAAATGATCCGTCTGGTTGCCACCCAGTAGTATATAAAGCACCGGGTTCATTTCTAGCTCTAAGCAAGTAAGTACCGACATTCATATTTGCCGTATATCCCATTGACTTAAAGAATCGGTCTCCATAAAATCCTAGAGTTCTAATACCTTCCAATTCGTAATCTTCTTGAACATTTGCCTCACTCGCAAATCCTACTATACGCCCATCTTGTGTAATTATAGAGTCAAGTCCCGCACCAACTACACCCTCCGAGGCTCCTGCTAATCCTGTGAATACCATATTTTTTACCTTCCCTTTTTTAAACTGTTATTGCTTGATCGAAACCGTTCAGTACAAACTTTTGAGTCACAAAAGCATAATGTAACGGGGCTGGGACGATTCCTGTAAATTCAAATTGCCAAGAATCACCAACTAACGAAAACTGAACATCTTGAAATCTTATTAATAGTCCTTCATTTATATAAGAAGGTAACAAAACAGTTATTGACCAGTTTTGAAATTCTTTAATTACAGACTGTGTCGGGGCAGAAGTTAGATTTTTCATTCTACTATCTATTCGACGAATAGAGTCCAACGATATAAAATCAACTGTTCGCATAACTGACGGCAATTGTAAAATTGGATTCTCTGCCTGGGAAGTAGTTATGTTATGTCCGATTTCAAAACCATTTTCCGATGGTTTAAAATATGATACTCCCGCTTGAATTAATTGCTCTTCTTGTGAGACACTATACAACTCTCCAACTCCTTGAATATTTGCACTTTTTCCAGTAGCCGATATTGTAATACTGTTTCCAAATCTAATACCTGCTCCAATAAACGCCCCATAAAAAGGATCAAATATTCTAGTTCTATTTTGATCTAACGGATCTTCTCTTAGAATAGGAGTACCAAAATATTCAATTCTTGCATTATTTAAAAGTCTTGCTCTTGTCAATTTTGTAGAGAAGTTATCTCCAAGTAAAGCACCCGAACCACCTTGTCTATTTTTTCTGTTTTTTGTAGCACTATTAACAGAAACATGGTTTGATAGAATAGATTGTACGGTTGGATCACCACTAGCAAGCAAAACATAATTAATATTGAATTTATCTGCTAAAGTAAAAGCATCAATCCAATTTTGTGTGTTTGCTACCGATGAGGTTCCACCAGTAAAGGAAATAAATCCAGAATCATTATTTAGTGTTCCAGTTCGTACAGATTCGGAAACTATAGACGCTTCCACTTCATTTCCCGCAACGCCATTAATACGATCTATTACTGCTTGAATCGTACCAAAAAGAGATTGCTCAGTGAAAATATCTAAGTTAGTAACGCCATCTAATGTTAAGGGATTTTTAAAAGAGAAAGAAACCGCCTCCGCCTCATAAGCTGGGAATTCATTAATCTTAGCCACTAAATCCGAAATGGTTTGATATTCACTTAAATTTAAACTAATTGCATCCGACGTGACTGTTCCAATAACAGTTGATAAAACACCATTGGAAATAGAAAGTTCTGCCGAACTTCCAGAACCGACATAAGCAATTTTTAAATATTCGTAAGTTATATTGTCTTCTTCCATGATTGTTTGTCCACGGAACTTAATAGTAACTTTTTTTCCAATAACAGAACCGGTTTCAACTTTCTTAGCAATTTGATTTCCTAGAGTTCCATACCTAACAGATTTTAGATCAATACAAGGCACGTTGCTAGAATTTTGAATTTCACTACTTGATTTTGTAGCATTATTTGCTCGAATATAAATAAGCTGAGTAGGTGGGGAAATGTTTGGATCGTTAGACGGAGTTAAATAAAAATAAGAACCGTACATTCCGTTTCCATTAACCAATTTGTCAATTACGTCACGAGTATTTGTGAAAAAATTTAATTTTTCTGAATCACTCACGTTTGCATTAACCGGTACCCCACCACCAGACTCCCCTATGATAGCTACAATGTTAGCCGATGCTCTACCAGAACCCGGAGCTGGTGGAAACTGTTGATTTACGTAGGTGCCTGGAATATAAATGTCCAAGGCACCAAATTTTCTAGCTGTTGCCATTTTATTGACCGCCTTTCATAATTTTTGATTTAGTTTTTGATTTTAAATAATCGGGCAATGTTTTAGAAGGGGGACTTTCTTTAAAAAAATCAAACCTTGCCTTCCAGGTTTCCTCGGAAACCCTGTCATTTATCTTATTTTCTTTACAATATGATTTAAATGCAACTTCTAAATAATTTCCATCACTTCTAATTCCTGAAAAATTTGCAATAAATTCTAATAAAGAAATATGTTTTTCATTATGTTTTTCATTATGTTTTTCATTATGTTTTTCATTATGTTTTTCATTATGTTTTTCATCTGGTTTTTCATCCAGTTTTTGATCTAGTTTTTTACTCATCTTCTTTACTCCATACTCTATAAGGTTCAAAGTTCTCATCTCCGAATTTTAAAAAATTTGGAAACGATTCTAAATTATAACTTTTTAAAGGTTTTTCTTTAAATAAAGTATAATTCGTAATAGTATTAATACCAGTAAGTTCTAGTTCAGAACCAAAAATCATTCTACCAAAATTAGAATTTGTGATACCTGTATCTGTATTAATTTGTGGGTTTCTAAATCCTTGTTTTATTAACTCTTGTTTTAATCCAAATAAAGTGGATTCCATAATTTGAGTTAAAACTATTCTTTCGTCAATACTCAAACACCAAACAGATATATAATAAGTTACATCTTGCATGACTTGTTGTCGCATTAAAATCGCCTCACCACCTATGGACTCTGTAATTGCTAACATATTGTCCACTTGCTGATTAGTTATTAACAAGCCTTTATCAATTCGATCTTTCATTGATCCCATACTGTTTTTAAAGTTTTGAATATCACTTGTTTTTAATATTGAATAATCTTTGATTCCTTGACCTATAGAAGTTTCTTTTTCTCTGTGACTTGCGTCTGTCACCGAAATTCTGGGAAACATTCCATTTATATCCGGTAAGTTTGCACCCGAACTAAAAAGAATAGCTCCGGCAAGAACCATCAGCGGATGATCTAAAGTCACTTGAATCTTTATAGTTCTATTATTTAGTATTTGTCCAACGTCATCTAATTTGTATTGATTTAGTTCCGCTTGTAACAAATTTACTATTTGTTTCTGAGTGACTCCATAATGTGAATAACTGACTCGATTCATTTGATTTCCCTTTTTAAAATTTCTGCATATGCTTCTACAAAAGTATCTAATAATATTTTCATAGAATCTTTTAAGTGTTCTTCTACTTTTTTAAATATTGGAGTTTTATTAAATCCAGGGTGTTTCCAACCTTTAGACTTTTCGCTTACTGTTACGAAATTTATATAATTGTTATCTTTAAACACAGTCGGAATAGCTTTTACATTTGCTAGATTTAAATTTCCGGCAACTACTTTTTGTTGGGAGGATAAATTTTGACCAGTTTTTAAAGCTCTATAAATATCTTGAGGCAATTCATTTGTAAAACTGGAATGAACTTTTCCATCTCCTCTTTTAACGGGCGTTCTAGCTCGCATCGGAACACTTACAAACAATGTTCCATGCTCTGCTAAGTTTCTTTTTGCAACTTTGCCTTTTAATAAAGCGTCTTTTATAGACCAACTTTTAGAACCGTTTTCTACTAAATTATAAAATAAATCTGCCTCATTTTCTATAAATATACTACCGGTATCGTTTACATTTTTTAAATATCTTCGATCTACTAACTTTGCGTATCTTTCTCCGAAAGGTGATTCTCCTATTGCCGACATAACCCAAAACTTATATGTATTGTCTATAACCGCATTGACTGAATTTACAAGTTTATCCGGAATTTGATCTTTTAGTCTATTGTACAAAGCGTCCAATAATTTTTGATCTAAGTTAGGATCATCAATGTCAAATAAACTTAAATTTTTCATTCATCAATTCCTAACATCTGAAATTGTAAATTTTCTTTCATACTCTGGGAAAGTTCAAAGAAAGTGGGTTCTGTTTTATTTTTAATATTTTGGTAAGAAACCCGATTAAATTTTGAAAATATATGAGCATAAAACCCTTTTGGAAAAACTTTATTTTGTAAAGCATTTGGAGAAGGCTGTTGCCTGAAAATAATATATGTAGGATTGTAAGCATATCTAACTGTATATGCTTCGCCAATGTTAGGTGAATTTTCATGCCAAACAATATTTCTATAATTTTGTAAATGAAAATCAATATCTTTTTTATATATTTGACCGGACGCACTAATAATATCATCGACTACTCTTGTTACATCGAACTCCCATAAAGAGTCAATTCCGGTTTCCGATCTTGCAATGACTTGATTTTTAAAATATTCTGTGATGGATAAAGTTATTAAATCTCCCTCTGCGATTTCCCAGTAACCATCGATTGAAAAAAATACAGTACCCATAGGTAAATCTTGTCCAATTTTATCTTTTTCATTAGAAGATTCTAAATCTCTATGTAATACTTTAACAACTGGGGCGAAATAATAATCTACGGAAAGGAAACCGGGTTGCAAATTGGTGGGAGGCTGAACTAATTCAATAAAATTTTTGTAAAAGGTTTTTACCTCATAAACGTTATTTGTATTTTCAGTTTCATATACTTTAACAATTTTTGTTATATCTCCTTTTGCTTTGATTGAATTAGAAGTGTTATATGAATCATTTGCGGTAAGTTTTGATACCGTTAAAATATTAGTATTTGGAATTACATCAGTTATATCATTTTCTACAAATTCATATCGGTCTACTATATATGATCCCCGAATTCTATCTTCGTCTCTTAATTCGCCTTCAACTGTTATACTGTTTGAATCAAAATCTAAAATTTTTAAATCTACTATACCAAACTGAGATTTCCCAGAAAGAAGTTGGAATTTAATCGGTTTAAGCATCGGAACATAATAAACATAAGCTTTGTTACTATAATTTTCTAAGACTACGCAACGATCGTCTGTGATGGTTATTTCTCTTTGATAGTCATACAATAATCCTTCTCCAAAACACAGTTGACAATATAAATCCGGAGTTCCTTTATTTGCACCCACGCATGGACAAGTTTTAGAACGCATAATTCTAGCAAACGTACCTTGATTATTTATTAACTGGGCAAACCTTTGAGGATTTACTTTTGGTTTGATTGGAAAGTTATTTCTACCTTGGTTTTGATCTTTCATATTTTTTTATTATCCAACCAAATTGATCCCTCTGGAAATAATTGATTATATGCCTGCTCACCTAGAATTTTTTTTGCTCGATTAGAATCAGCTCTGGTCACTCCGTCAATATCAAAATTGTAAATTTGATTTTTATGATTTTCTATAAGCTTTTCCATTTCTTTGATATATGGAACAAAATGTTCTTTATTAGGTAACTTATTAATTTCTTCTATTTGTCTCTCTGCATGTTCAATGACCATTTGATTCTGATGATTTATTAATTTTTGATAGTAACTCTCTATATTTTTCTTACTCGCCAATTCTTGTGGAACGAATTTATTTTCTTTGATTGATTCTTGTATTTTATTTATTATTTGCCCCGGTGCCAAAATAACTTCCGATCCATGTTTCCAAAAAGAAGTTACATTTAATGGTAAATTATATTTTTTTTGTTCTTCTACTGTTTCGCACTGACAAAAAATATAAGGTTTATCATTTATTGTTCCAACAATTTGTTCAATCATAAAATACCTATAACAACTCTATCATATTTTGGTGCATCTAATTTCATAAAGTTTTTAAGCATTCCTTCCCACTGTTTAATTCTAGCCCCAAATGTCGCACTGGTTGCGGACAAAGTAGTTCCAAAGGATTCTGAGATAGAATTTAAGTTTGCACTGGAACTAGCTATAGGACCAAGAATACCATCACCAACATCATCTAATAAGTAAATCCCGGCTATAATCCTAATAATATTTATTAAATCTTTTGGAACTTGATCTGCAAATAAATAACCGGACATATAGTCTGCAAATATCGCTTGTGGGAAATCTTTAAAAGGATATTTAAATTGATATATCTGAGGAGTTCTACCACCAAGCACAAACAAACTACTTGTAAGCTGAGAAGGAAAAAAATTAGAATAACCATTTAAACCTAAAAAATCTTGTCGAAATGGAAAAATATTAACTAATCCTGTTTGGATCGGATCTAGTATTTGAGCGGAAAAAATTTGAATTGTCGGTCTACCACGCCAAAGAGTAAATAAATATTGTTTTGAGTTTGCCTCTCTGTAGGGATAACCCGGTTCCCTAACTACACGAGTATTTTTTTGATACTGATTCATTTGATCTAAATACTGTTGTAGTTTGATTGGAATCGTTCCAGTTAAATAAGTATCGGATTTAATGTATTGTCCGTTTTCATCTTTTGGAGGTGGTTGCCTTTCTATAGACTCTCCTGTGTTTGGATTAATAGGATCAGCGTACAATCTGATTTTTGGTAAAATATCTATATTTAATGACCGTTCTACGATACCAATAGCGTTATCTATAAAATACCATAAATTCTCATCGGTCATTGTAGTGTTATCAACACTTGCTGTAAAATCATTACCAAAACCTACGTTATATCTTAAATCATCTGGGGTGAGAGGACATCCAAAATCTGGAAAATACCTATTATGCCAATCAGGTCTATTTGTTGGTGATGTGGGATTGTCAAAATAGTATCCCGTTCGACCGTTTAATTTAGATGATCTATTTAATAATGGATTTATTTCCATATTTACCTTTTAAGAAAGAGGGGTTTCCCCCTCTTAGAAAAACCCATACCAAAAAGTAAGGGGATTTGTTACTGCTCCGACACTTTTAACTGTTGGAAGAGTAAAGCTTCCAAAGACAATCAAAGCACTATCAATTTGTAACGGAACTGAATTGCCACCGTGTGCAAATTCTAAAGTTCCATTTCCCGATTCGATCCAAATAACAAAACCTTTAATAGGTGAAACTCCGTTTGTATCTAAAGCAACCGGGTTTCCCGAATTATCGCCATCTAGTATTTTTCTTTTTGTTAAACCCGAAAAACTGTCCAAGCCTGTAACAGACTTGAACATTTGATTTAATTGTTTCGAAAATACTACTGTATTATTATCTTGATCGGATATTACAATTTGACCGTTTACTTCCGATTTTAAAGCCATGACTTTACCTTACCAAACCAAAAGCGTCAAATTGACATCATTGACATCGCATCGAATAGAAATTGTTGAATCAGTCCATTCTTGTGAACCATCATAAACAACCCCATTTTTGTCTTTTCTTACTACCAAATATCCTCTGGGAATATATCCGAGATCATGCGATATTGAAACATCTTCGTCTTGTACTGCAGTTTCTACAGTATAGTAACGTCCCTCTGTGATACCCACAAATTTTGATTTAGTTTCGTTTTCCAAAACTCGCTCTGTATTAAATGCTTTATCTGCTGTACTCATTGTACTGTTACTCCTTGATCCATATCATATCCAACCTCAATAAAAAACCCTTTTGCAATAACGCCATTCCCGCTAAACCTTACCCCGCCTTCGATTCTAATTGGAGAGAATCCATACTCAATTAAAGTATTTGCGGGAATGTTTGAAATAATTGGTGTATTGTCACCATCCAAAATATTCCCGATATTCGTTGCAAAATAAGATTCTAAAAAAACAATAATCCTACTATTTGCACTTGTTAGATTTCCTGGGAAACTTGGTGCATTTCCAGAAACCACAAATTGATTATTTACCTTAGCGGTCTCTAAGTCCCTCTTAGATAAAGAGGGACTCATTGAATACTTAGGTAATCCGTTTGCTCTACCTATTGCCATGTTATACGTTTAACAGAGGTGAGGTAGATCGAACACCCACCGGAACATTTTCGATAAGTACGAAACGCAACGGTGCATAATACTGTGGAACACAGTATAGGTTCATGACTCCCCAACGATACATACCAATCTTTGCAAATTCTTGCGAAAATACTGGTGCAAGTCTTTTAAGCAAGAAAGTTCTTTCCGTACCAGTAGAAGTTAAATCCAAAATAAAATAACAGGTGGTGCCTGGAATTTTTTGGTTTACATCTCTAAAAGTAACCGGGGCTAATCCATTGGAAGCAACCGAACCAGTGTAAAGATATACGCCTGTTCCAGGTTGTGCTTCGGAAAACACTTCGAAACATGTCGCTGGATATGCAGAATTTGGATTTGGTGTAATAACAATATCCAAAGCACCACCGGAAACTACTGTCTCTGCGTTACTTGCGGAAGTAGCTAAAGAAGTTCCAAATTGATTCTTAGCTTGTACTCTATATCGATAAGCACCCGCAACTCGACCACCAGAACCAGAGGTAGACCATTTACTTCCCGCTACCGGAGATGAAATAGGAGTTACACTCGTTAGTACAGGTGTTAGCGGAGCACGAACTGAGGTAGCACCTTCAACTAATGTTTGTGGGTTAGAAGGATTAGGAACTCTTGATACAGTTTTTGCTTCATACTCGGAACCAATGTAAATATCACTCACTAGTTCAAGAGTACCAAAAGCTGTATGAATATCTTTTACTTTTGTTCCAATAGAGATACTACCATCGGCACCAATTTGTCCTTGGGAAATTCTTTGAGTAGTATTCTGTCCATTATTTTTCATAATGTTATTGATTGTATTTAATCCAGCTGGGGAAGTGAACAATTTAGCGTTTGGATTTCCAAAGTTGTCCATAATCAACTGACCAGCGTTATCAAAAACATCTTGAGTAGGAATAGCTCCTCGCATATCAATAACATGAGCGGATGAACCATTTGTTCTAATCGCATATTCAAACCCGTCAATTTCAGTTGGAATCAAAAGAGAATTCCCGCTGTATAAAGATCGGTTTGCTTGTCGGATCAATCTTTGAATAGAACTTTGCTTTGCCCATGTTTCGATAGGTGTTATACTATTGACCATTCCGGCTACATCGGAAAACTTCCACTGTTGCCGTAAAAATTTCATTACGCCGAATTTTCTTTGAGCATTTGGATCAGACTCTTCCGGAGTTTCCATTTGTCCTACCCAACCACCTTGTTGTCCATATCCGGTTTGGACTGAGTATTCTTCTAGCGTACTTGTTGCACTACCTTTTGGAACATTTTTCCAAAGAGAAGCGTGAGATTCCTGAGCTGTCAATAGAACAAGACTATCTTCTAAAGACTGCGGTTGTAAAGCTGTCGCACTGTTATAGGTGGAAATATCTGTCGATTGTCCCGCCGTAACTTCCAAGGCTTTAAGAAGTTGTTGAACTTCTTTATCTGTACTTATCCCAAAACCATTATATAGGTCTGGATTGAACTGAGAAATATCCATTTCGTTTAACCCTCCTTACTTGCAATCGCAACGATTTGCGAAAGTGCATTTGGTTCAATTCTTTCCAAAAATCCATTGCAACTATCAAGCATACCAACCAATGGATTCAAACTTGAATCTGCCAAAGCTGATTTGAAAAGACGCTCTTTAATCTTAGCGTAACCTAACTCTTTTGCTTTTACAATCGGGGAAGCATTATTTCCTATTGATTGATTTGCAAAGCTTGTTACTGATTTTTGTAACAAAGGTTCATGGGAAATTTTATTTAACTTATCTGTTAGGTTAAGAATTACCGCACAAGCTTTGTTTAAAATTTCTCTGTTAGATTTTAGCTCTACATAATTTTGAGCTATACCATCCAAAAGATTTTCTGTTACATGAACCATTTTGGAATTCATATCAATCGCTTTACCAAGAATTTCAGTACCGTCAATCATAATTGCATCAGCACCATTCATAGTATCTGGATCAATAGAATCAAAACTTGATTGCAAAGACTTTCTTAAATCTTTCGCCTCATCAAAGTTTTTTAAACAGTCCTTCATAAAAGATTGATTTTCTTTCATGAATCGCTTCATGTACTTTTTCATATTCTCTGCGTCATAACCATCACCGTCATCATCGTTCGATTCTGACTTTCTAAGAGTTTCGTTTAACAGAGACCTTAACTGTTCTGTGGGGTCTTGATTATTTTGTTCTGGTTCCATTTTTTTATTACTCCTTATTAATTTTTCCAGATTTACAAGTAGGTTAAAAAATAAACTTTTTCATAAATTTTCCCCCACTATTAATTTAATAAAATTATATGTTTTGTCTGCTATATCTTTGGAAAGTCCTTTTGAAATATAAAAATCAATTAAGGCTTGTTTACCGACTGGGATACTACCATTTTGTAATCCATTGATATAATCTATTGCAATGTCCATCGCTTTTTCTAAACTTTGCTTTGCTAAAGCAATCGCCGGAGTTTGCCCGGCTTCTAAAGATTTTGCCAATAAACTAGAATTATTAAAACTTTCTAAATTGTTAAAAGAAACTATATCTTCTAGTACAGATTGATTTTTTTCTTGATATATAATTGATTTAGCAAGTGTCACCGCACTGCCATCAGACATTACATACGGTCTTCCAGCGATAGCTATATGATCCCATTTAATTTTTAATATCTTACGAACTATTTTTTCAAGAATTTCATTGAAAGTTTTAATCGTCTCTAATATTGATCCACCGACTGAGGCACCTAATACAGGTTGGTCTGCTTTTAAATGAGGCATGATTGCTTCTTTTACTATTTTATGATCTTTTGTTAAGTTTGCATAAACTTTGGGAAGTTTTTGATTGTTCTCCGTGTACCATTCAAAATCCACGGGCTTTCCTAAAATTGCGAAAGCTCTTTGTTCTGTGGTTGGGGCTGTCCTAGATTCGTGCTGCCAATCAACAATTCCTTCTTTGAGAAAAAAATCTATTACATCTGGGGTAAAAGCTAAAGGATCAATTTGATCGTCCACTTTATCTACGTTAAATCTATTTGCAATAATAGATACTGGAAGAATACTATCCGTTTCTATGAAATGTTTTGATTTTTGTAGCGTCCATGATCCAATTTCTATTCGCAAATTTTACCTCTACCGGGAAATAAAAAAACCCGACAACCTCCATTTCCTTTTTTTGCTCAAAAGGGTTTATAGAAGTTGTCGGGTCTCTTCCCGTCAATTTAGAATGTCTTGTTTTACTATATGATTAATATTTAAAAAAAAGCAACTAAATATTTAATTTACGATCGAATTTTTTGTATATTAGTTTTCCATCTTGTACTTCAATAGGAATCGTTGTTAAATTCTTACACTGTCCGCATCTTAGAATTAAATCGATTTCCCCGGATTCATTTATATTTAATAAACTGACTGAGGTTTGCATAAGAAAAGTTTTATTATTTCGAATTCCAAGCCCATTTTGACAATTTTGACACCTAAGCTTACCTTTCTGATTAAAAATATGAACCTTGCCGTTTTCAATACCATAATTTAAATTTTCCATTTCCCTGTTATTTTCCCTGTTATTTTACTTCTTTTTAATTACATTGGTAGTCTGGTCTATTCCATGTCCAATTTCTGTTCCTACTGATTCAGTTTTTTCACCGGACAAACCATCTGCAATAATATTTGCTAAACCTTTAATAGCTGAGACAAACGCCTCTTTAGAAGTTTTAGGAAGCCTGGAAAGCGGATTTTTTGTCTTTGGTTCTGTTTCTTGCTTTACTCTCTCCCACTTTCTATCTGACACTTTTTTCCATTTACTTCCATCTCTCCTAGTTGATATTGTTCCAATATCTGAACCTTTACCAGATTTTTCTAAATTCTCATATACGTATTTTCTATTCTGTAACCCATGAGATTTTCTTAAAGAATTAAACTCTTCATTATTCGCCAAATAATAAGATTTAAACTGGTCAATATTCATGTATTCAATAGAGTGAAAAAAAGAATCATCGTCATAATGTCGATAAAACGTTTCCATAACTTCATCATCATTATTAAAGCCAAAAAATACTTTTTCTTCATCTATCTCACCAGTAAACGGGTCTTTTATGGTTACGACATAAACGTGGGGAGAGTTTAGATAAGAGCCTAAAAAACAATCGACTTCTTCTCCGTCCATTCCAACTGTATTTTGTACATACCCATACGGGTAGTCCATAAAAGTAAACCAATCCTCTCCGCTTCTAATAGAGCCGGTTGGATTTTCAATAGTTATAATAAATCCATTAAATTCAATTTCTTCCGTTACTGGTCTAGGTTCAGGCACTTTTACAAAAGCGTACGTTCCATCTGGTCTGGAAATATATTTAAAAGATTTTGCTAAAGCTGATGGTCTATTTATTTGCCGATAAGCTTGCTTAAAAGTCTTAGCCGGATTTTCTGTTTTTACTCCCATAGAATCCGCTACTTTATTAACATATACATTCAATCTTTTTAATACTTGCTTAATAGTGTTATCGTTAGTTCCTAAATTTTTAGCAATTTCTTTAGATTTCTTACCGGCTAAGTATTGATTGAAAATCGTAACGCCTCTTTCTTTAAACGAACTCACTTTATTTGATTTAATTTCTTTTATGACTGCCGAATAAATGTCATCTACTTTTTGTTTTGCAACTATTGAAAGTTGTTTTACTTCTTGTTCACTGGCTTTTTCTTCCGCTTGAATTGTTTCTACGAAACTATCAATTGCATCTCCTATAGATTTATTTTTATTTGTTCGACTCATGTTTCTACCAACATTTGAAAATATTGTCGCAACATAAGAAGGGAATTTTTCTAAGGCTACATTCTGGAAACTACCTCGATCTTGTAGCTCCATAAGCTTTATAGTAGCTTCTTGAATCAAGTCATCAATCTCATAACCATCGACATTTGATTTTACAAAAGCGTATGCAAGCGTCCCAGGTTCAGTATAAGAACCGGATACTTTTACTTTCGCTATTTTTTTTATTCCACTGGGAGTAACAATGGTTTTTTCTTTAACTTGTGCTCCTTGCCAAAATCTTTCTTGAATATAATTAACTAATGTATTAACGTCCTTTCCTTTAATTTTAGAAAATTCATCCTCAGTGGGTTTTAGTTTATCGTACCATTTGTTGGATTTAGAAATTCTCTTCTCTTTACCTCCTATATCTCCGTCTGGTCGTACCCATACGACTCTATTAAACGTTTTTCCGTTTTTACTTTTTACTTGAACTATTTTTTGAACAAGCCCCGGTCTTGCTTTTTGCAAAGTTTCTTTACTACTTTCAATCAAAGCATTTTGTAGTTTTTCAAACCTTTTGAATGTTTGCCCAAGCTTAGAATCTTGATTTAATGGTTCATCATCAACTATATTAAATTTGTCGTATATGAATGACCCGTCTTCTTTTAACAATCGGTACTTTTCATTTTCATAATCTACAATCACACACTTATCTTCATTGACAGTTCTTACTACTTTTCCATACATTTGAGAAATTACGTTCATTTTACTTTACCTCTACCTTTCTTTCAAAATTAAAATCTAAATTAAATTTTATTCTACCTCTGGGAGTAACAACTTCCGTAAAAAAGTCTTCTTGCGTTTTACTAACTTTTTGGAAAGACGTGCCTTCGTACGCTTTACCTTTGTCCTCTCCTGTCGTAAAAATCATCTGGTTATGTCCTTGATTTACAAAAACGACCGAATCTTGGTTGTATTTTGCTCCTAAATCTATCACTTCGGACTTTTCTGCTTCTGGCAAAAAGAAAATAAAACTTTCTTCTTTTAAACCTTCATAAGTTCCTATTGCTCGAACAAACTGAAACCCCATCTTAATTAAATCTTTTTTTAAATCTTCATCTCTCTTAGAAATTTGTTCATCGGTAAGTTCCATATCTTCTTTAATTTTAGGATTTCTTCCCGCCGATACAATTCCAATTTGTCCATGTTTAAGTAAAGTTTCTATTTCACTTATCTTTAAATTTATTTCTTTTCCCTCTCCTGGTTTTCGCATAATTTTAAATCGTAAATCTGCGGAAATTTGTATTCCGTCTTTTTTAAATTCATCTTTAGCTTCTTTGATTTTGGAAATATAATCTTTAGCTATTTTTATAGCTTTTTCTTTTTCCGCCTGGGAAAGGTTACCGCTTGAAATTACTTTGTCAATTTCTATTAACTTTTCAATCTCATTTGGTTTTGCATAAGAAGGAATCTCTCCAAAATGTTTTGATTCTCTAAATTTTATAGATGGTGGTGCCTCTCCAATTTTAAACCAACGATTTACTCGATTTCCTCTTTTATCTCGTACAGGTCTTAACTCCATTCCCGGACGAACTGCCTTCATTAATTCATCTTGGAAGTCTTGATCAAAATACATTAAAAAATCTATTAAGAAATCCACGCCCTCATTAATGACTGATTTTTGTAAATTTGCTACTCTTGCTTTTTCTTCTCCGGTAACTTGCCCCATGAATCTAATTTTTGACAAACTTTCCTCATTAAACTTACCGGATTCAACTGCATCTTGTCCTTTTCTACTTAATGCTTTTTTAATATAGCTAAATGCCATTTTTGGCTGTGTTCTAATTAAATCTGACATTAAATAATCTTTACCACTAATAGTTATATTTGCATCTTTCCAGTACACGTTAACATTTGGAATATCACCTGGGGTAAATGGAACATGACTCAAAAATTCTTTAAACGATTTAAACTTTACACCTTGTCCTTTTTTCTTTTCTATAACATTAGTTGGTTTTTGTAAAATATTGTAGTCCATAACTTGTCTATTATTCGCTACAACTTTTGGCAACGGTAAATCCGAATTACTATTTATAATTTCTTTGGCAACCGATTCCGAATCTACTGATTCTACAAGTGCCAAGGTGTCCGCATTAATTCGAGAATAATCACCCTCGACTGTGGCACCTAGAGTAACTAATTTTGTAGCCATTACCGATTTATTCCAGTTATCTATTGGATGATCTACATACATTAATTCGACAAAAGCGGGTGACTTAGTGTTCTTTCTATTTATTCTTCCTAGAACTTGTACAAAATTATTTGCGGAAAAAGGTAAGGAAGTTAAAAACATTCTTCTCGGCTTATCACCTTGTACGTCGTCAAGACTGATCCCAGTACCTCCGGACTGAGGAGTTGTAATAAAAACCTGTGCTTTACCAGATTGAAACTGGAAAACGCCTGTTTTATCTTTCTTACTTCCAAAATAATCAACTACCTCAATCCCTTGTGCTTTTAATCCATCTGAAATAGATTGTAAGACTGCATCGTGGCTGTATGATTGACTTCCTTCTTTTCCAAAAGTAGTATTGACTGTTTCGTTAGTTCTTGCTCCAACGATTACAACTTGTTCGCCGTTTTTAATTGATTCAATAGTTCTTTTTATTGTTTCTTTTGCTTTAAACGATTCTAGCATTCCTCTTAACTTCATTAATCCCGTGGCTTTGGCTATTCCACGAAACATTGGATTTTCTATAGAATCAATATAATTCTCATAATCGTTGTAAGCTTGATTAAAAGTATCAATATACTCCTCTGGAATAGAAATGTCATTTATATTTGTTTTTAAATTTTTTAATTCAACTTCTCTTTTTACTGCCAATCCTCGATCTGTTATTGTATTAAAAAATGCTTCTATTTTTTCAGCTACGTTTTTGTAATTATATCCGGATTTAGGCTCATAAGATATTTTTATAGTTCCATCGGATTTTTTATATTCCCTACTTGTCATTCCAATCATATCCATTAGAGAACTAAAGTTTATTTGTAGGGCACTCGCTATGTAGTGTAAATGCTCCGGCTTATCGACCGGAGTAGCTGAGAACATTGCTACATTTTTGGCACCCAAAATAAACTCCAATCCTTGTTTGGATTTCTCACTATCAGAATTTTTTAAATTATGCGATTCATCAAATATTACTAAATCGTATTCTTTGCCAATATTTTTTAACATAGAATAAGTAGTTATATTAATTTCACCCGATTTACCCTCACCTGATTTAATTCGATTTAAACTCGAACCCATTATTTTAGCATCAGTATTAAAAGCGTTTGTAATAATAGATTCTGATTCAGTAACAATTAAAATTTTTGCATTCGGATTTTCTTTCAAATACGTTTCTGCTAAACCAATCTCTTGTCTTGTTTTCCCGGTGCCTGTACCATCGAAATTTAAAATAGTTTTGTTATCTTTTTTAAAATTGTCAATAGCAAGATTTACAAAATCTCTTTGTGCTTTGTTTATATGTTTAAGAAGGCTGTCGGGAACGTAACTATTTTCTGGGATGACGGTGTTTGTCCATCGCCCGAGTTTATATCCTTCTTGTGAGTACTCTTGGTCGCTTGTAGCATATCGTACATTAGGTTGGATTCGCTGATTATTTGATCCCGCACTTCCTCCGGCATGCTCATCAGTTCTTTCAATTCGTTCTCGAACTGAGGGATTTCTTTCACCATTTGTTCTAAGCTCATTTCCTTCAACGGGTTCTGTGTTTCCATTTACATTACTCTCCTTTTCTTCTTTAATTGATACGTTTACTGTCTTGTAGTGTCCTCGAACTTTACCAGTTGCGGGAATCCAAACTCTTTTTTTAATTAAATTACTATTCATTTATTTTTACCTACTTATCCGGATATAAACTGTAAGCTGTATTTTCCACGTTTGACCAAACTATAAAATCAATAACGCTTCTATCTTTTGGAATTTTATTTTTTTCAATGTATTCCATCACTTGTTTAGTTTCAGATTCATCAAACTTATCACCAAACAATGAAAATTTTGGTTCATTAGGTTCTCCAAAAATTCCTTCATCAATCATTTCTCGTAAGTTATCTTGGAAAGCTTTTTTATTTTTCTTTAAGTGTTTTAGATTGTCATTTGTATAAGTGATTCCTTGGTAACCGTTTCCAGCTCCGTTATTAAAAATATCACTCCAAGATTCATTTAAATCTTTTTTAAAATAATCGTATATAACTTTTTGAGAATCATTTAGATTACTTAACTGCCTTCCATCGTTTTTAGTTTCTATTTTATTTTCTATTGCAGATTTAATTTTTTGTTTATCGCTATCCGACAAATTCTTAAACTTTTCTTCGTTCATAATCTTATCGGAAATTTCTTGTAATTTATGAACTGATTCTACTTCGTTTATTTTGTTCAATATTCCAGATATATTTTCTTTATTACTTTTAATCCATACAGTCTTTTGATAATTTCCATTTTTTCCTTGAACTGTTATTTTTTTAGGAACTAATCCTTCTCTAGCTTTCATAAGATTTTCAATGCTATTGTACAACTGGGAAGCTTTCCGATAGTTTACTAAATTCCAAAAACTATTAGCCTTATTTGTTTGTAACTTAACTAACTCAGATTTAATCAAATTCATGTTTTCTTCTTCGTTATCTTTCGGAAAGCAAGCATCCACGAAATTTGAAATCCACTTTTTTTGTAAACTTAAAACTTTATCCATGTTTCTGTCCTTTTATTTTTTTTAATAGATTTGGATTTTCGAATTGACTCATAGTAAATTCCTATAATATGTACTTTATGGAAACCGTTGAAACAATTCAATCTAAAATTAATATTCTGAAAAAGCAAATAGAAGAAATTTTCTTAATTTCAAAGGTGGAAAAAATATACCAATCAAAACAAAACCATACTTATATTACACTAAATTTATCACTTGATAACCTAAGCATAGATATTTTGGAAAAAAATATTGGGCAATTAAAACAAATAATGATTGAATTTAATAAACTTAAAACCCAACAAAATATTTTATTTAACGCCGAACAAAAACAGATATTAGAGACAAACGCCGTCGGTTTGGGTACTGACAAACTCCCAGGAATTAATTCTTCAATCCCATTTTGAATTTAAGAAATACTTCATATCCCACAAAGAAACTCTACCTTTTTTGATCCAAGGAATCATAAAATATTTTTTTAATTCTTGTAAGGTTATTTCCTTAGTATCCGAATCCCAGAGTTTCTTCATCTCTTCCGGCTTTATCACAACTATAAATTTTTCAGAACCGTTTCTATTCTCAAATTCTACTCCAATCAGAAAACACGCTCTCAGACCTTGCCTCTTTGCTTTTAATAAACCTTCGATTTGATTTGGTCTTATGTTATGTTTAGGTTTTTCTGATTTACGTATATCTTTAATCTGGAAGGCACCAGAACTTTTATGAAATTTTAATTCAATTCCCATTCTCGTTTCTTGTTTCAATCCTTGACTTTTTGGAGTAAAAAGAAAACAATCAAAAGGCTTTTCAACTATAAAGCGACTAATTCCAGCTAAACCCATTCCATCTGGTATTTTGTAGAACCAGAACTCATTAAACTGGATTGCTAAGCTTTTGGCAATTGACAATCTTAAATCGACTTCATTTTTCACTTAGCTAACCAATTCCAAAGCGATTTTGCTTTCTCTAAGACTGTAGGCTTTGATTCTTTTATCTCCACAACTGGGGAATTCTCTGGTAACTTTCGCCAACTACTGTAAACTATCTTAGCACCGTTTTCAGTTTTTTCTAAACGCATCGGCTCCGGTAACTTCTTACCCTTCGCCTTACATAAAGTTAAAATACAATTTGCATAAGGAACGGTTTTTTTGTACTCTGTGGTAAATTCGTAAGTCTTTTCTAATTTCAATTCGTTTGGATTTGATTTCATAAATTCCCAGTCAATCTCCCCACTACGATTATCTGTGATCAATATCATATCTTTTAGTTTCCCATCCAAAACTTGAAAGTACGATCGAGTCACTGATGACTTTAATAATCCAACCGGAATATCGCTTGCGATATATTTTACTTTTTGTTCAATTTCATTTGTCTTATTATTAGATATAAAAGCTTTAAAAAGTTTTTTGTTTTTTAAATTCACTAATATAGGTTCTTTCATTATATGCTTAATATATGATTTGGTCAAAGATTCTAAACTACGAAAATTTTGACTATCAATAATACTCTTCTCTCTCCGCATAAAAATATTTTCTAATAGATTATATCCATCTAAAAAAGTATTTTTAAGAATTTCAAAATAACCTTCATTGAAAATTAATCCCAGCATATACCAAGCATAAGTAGTACAAAAAAGCTCTTCTCCATTTGACAATTCATAAGGGTTCTTAATTATTTTTGGCACTGTTTCTTCTTTATCTATATTAATATTTTTTAAAATAGATTTCCAACTATCCTTCTCAGTATCCGTTAACACCGTATTCCAATAAACATGACCAATCTCATGTAACACGGCTTCTAAAATATTGTCACTCTGTAGCACAGTTATATTTACTCCAATCGAGTGAGCTACCTGATGATCTTTTCTTTCTTCTTTACTGGGTTTTTTTGCGGTTAAAATTACAGGGCTAGAAGGTAGATATTTTTTGGGTAGTATATCTAATTTCTGTAATACTTCTATTGATTTAAATAGTTTTAAATTATTTTCTGAATCCCAGTTCGATTGGATGGGATCATAAATTACAAAACTATTATTAAAATTTAAAGCACGATAAGGCTCACCGGTAAGATATACTGCCTCGCCATTCCATTTATTTTCAAAAATGCGATCTGGAACCAGTGCCCAAAGTCCTGTGGAATCTAAAATCACTAGTCCGGACTCATCCTCACCTACCACTGCATAAACTTTATTATTTAGTTTAACAAATACAGGTTTTCCATCAATTACATAATCTTTAATCCGATTAGTATTAGAACTCACAACTTTAACACAACCGTGATTTCTACTTTCAAGCTCTGAACAAATTGTTTCTAATTCTTGAAAATCTTTATTTAATACTTCTCTAATTTCTGAATGATTCATTTATTCTTTTTCCTTGATCCGACCCATTCTGGATAGTATTCTTTTTCTTTTCTGTATTTGCCTTGCATATAATCAGAATCTTTCTTTGCTCTTACTGCCTCGGCTTTGTTTTGTACATTCATAAGTTTATCATTTAACTTTTTATAAAATTCGTCAAATATAAGATCAAGCTTGTCATCTTTTTCTTCCGCTACTTTTTTTATTTCTGGGATTCTTAATAATGGGTTCCAGGTCTCCCTATCTGGGAAAAATCTACTCATAACCGCTCTACCGTACGGATGAGCCGGAGTACAAACTCTCCATTTATCTTTTTTAAATCCGACATTATTTTTACCTGACCAATAAGCAATATCTGTATATGGGTCATTAATACCCATTGCCGACAAACTATCATTATTCTGATTTTTAACCTCACTAGAAGGTATAAGTCTAACAATGGTTCCTTCCCTTGGTTGACAAAAATCACAAGTCCCACCAGTGAACACAAAATAAACAGGTGTTTTACTTGCTTCTCCTTCCAAAGTTCCGGCTTTCATTGACTCATGGTACATTGCAAGCTCTGTATATGCTACACGTCTCCAATCTCTCTTAGTAGAAAGTAGAGTATCATTTGACAACTCTGGATTATCTTTTATATAATCTTTGGCACCAAAGTATAGATTACTCGACAATTCCATAGGAGAAATTCCGTTCATTGCACCTAATCGAATTTGATTTGCAATCATTGATCTAGTGTCTTCATCTACTCGCTTAACATAATCAGCCATCCTACTGTAGGAATTCGTCAAAGCTTTCAACTGGTATCTATCCGCATCTAATCGTTTTTGAAAATCTGTATAAGTATCCGGAACATAGCCAAAGAATGTACTCGCTTCAACTTCTTCAAATGTTTTCTTACCGTACGTTTTAACCGGAGATTTTTCTGACTCTTTAAGGAGGGAATATAAAGAGAGGGCTGAGGATTTTACTGCCCCCTCTTCCGCTAACCTATTCAAATAAGGTTCTAAATAATTTTTAATTTGTTTATCAATTTCTCGATATTGATCCGGAGTCATAACAGTTTTTAGATTGATTTTTATTTTTTGTAATTCAAACGGCGAAAAAACTGATCCGGGAAATCTTCTTAAAAAATAACCTTTGATATTTTTTGGAAGCTTTGCGAAATCTCCTAAAAACGATTTGAATAGCTCTTTATCTGTTTTAATTTTATTTGGATTTGCAATTCCTAAGTTATGAACTATCCCAGTAACGACATTAAAAATCAATAACTCGACTACGTTTGAAAACTCCTCCGATAAATCCTCTAAATAATATAACTGCTCTGGTTCTTTACTATTTTCCAATTTTTTGAACCTTCCCATTTACCGTGTATAAATAATAAGGTTGTTCTGGATTCACCGGATTGCTTACTTGAATTACTATTCGATAAGCTTCTCTTTGCCACTTCTCCAACTCTTCTAAATTATTTGCTAAATCTTTAATATTACAATCTGGAATATAACTAGAATCTGTACCATCCAAAATATCCATGAACTCGACTGACTTAAAATCTTTCATAATTTTAAAATGTTCGTATTTGGACGGAGTGTAAAAATAACAAACCTTAACCTTTTCTTTTTCGGTTTTGTTATTAATTAATAAGCTATTAATTCCAATGTCGGAAAACGAAACATATCCAAAAATATCTTTTCTAACTTCTTTAAAATTACTTCCTAAGTAAACTTGCATAAATATAAATTTAAAAAAACACACTTAAAAAATCAATCTAAAAAGGCATAAAAAAAGGGAACCGGCATGGTTCCCTTAAATGTTTTTTACGATACTAATTCGAAAGTGTAGTAGTGATGGATTTTTGAAAAATAATCTTCAAAAGAGAAAAATCCTTGTGAATCAAACCACTCAAATTTTGACTCATTACTCCAATCCATAGAAGCAATATGTTTTTGTGCTTCCTCAATACTTTCGAAATCCATGTAAAATGGTCTACCGATAGATTTATCTACAATTTTAACTTGTGCCATTTGCTCACCTCTTACACTAATAGAAGTAAACTAAAACAAAAAAGTGTCGCTTATTTTTTCCACGGATTTGCAAACCAGGTTTTAACTGGTTTTTTAGGTTCTGATTGTTTTAACAGATTTAAAAATTCCTGGGATTTATCTTTGCTATTGGATGGGCTTTTATTTTCTTTTTCCCGATTATTTTTAAAATTTAGCTCACTGGATGAATTTATTTTCTGAATCATTTTTATATCTCTCCTAAAAATAAAAAAAAGGGGAATCCGAAATGGACTCCCCTTTAAAAACTATCCAATCAACCCAGCGTCAATAAGATTTTGAGCTGTTCGACCGTAATGTCCTTGTAATTGCCAAACTAATTTAGAATCCAAACTAATTTAGAATCCAAAATACTTTGAAAAAATTCAATCATTTCAGATTCAGTCATTTCACCGGATTCATAAGCAATTATTTGATCGACTAAATTTTCCATCGTTTTTACCTCTTTCATTTATAAAAGTAAACTAAAAAGAAAAAGTGTCGCTTATTTATTATTCACGAACTCTTGAACATAATTTGGCAAGTCCAGAACTAAATCCCCACCTCGATAAAGGTCATGAAAAGAAACAAAATCAGAAAAATAACTATCCCCCGATAGTTTACTTTTTTCTATTTTGTCTAATATATCAAAACCATAAATCGCAAATAGATTGGATTCTTCTATCACCGCAACGACTGTTAAAGTCAAAGGAACTTCTTCCGATGGTTTGACAAAAAAAGTACAACTTGACTTTCTATCACCAAACAAAGACATTAATATTCTTAGTCTATCACCAAAATCAGCTCCTTTTGCAACGGCAATAAGATACCTCTTAAATTTTCTTTTGTGTTTTATTTTTGACCATTGCATAATCTACTCCACAAGAACATGGTAAGCATCCAAAAAGTTTCTCACTTCTTTGGCTTCCACGTTACTAGCAAGATGATTCTGTTTTAAAAAACTGGGGTCGTTTTCTATACTTTGTACGAATTCGTGCCTGAACGGACAAACTACAAACAAAATATTTTTATCTTCATTAATAAACGTTAACTTTTGCGGTACCGGTTTATTAAGCATTACTGTCCAGTTTTCACCAATCAATAAATTAAAATAAAACACGTCGATACATACATTACAAAAAGGAATAATACTAACGTATTTTATTTTATCTTTTTTCTTAACACCTTTTTCTTTTTTTAAATTCAGCTTGTAGACACTTTCCGATACTTTTAATTTAATCACATTCCTCCATTCTTCTTTTAATTTTACATGAAAGTCGGCAATATTGAATCCATCTAATTCTGGATACCTTAAATATTGTGACTTACTCCAATACTTCCCAAATAAATCAGATTGAACAACGACTAGAGAACTTAAATCAGTTGCAATAAACCGATTTACTTTTTTATTCTTAGATGGTTCAACTAAAATGAAATTGTTTAAATTAGTTTTTTTATTAATTATTTTTTCTATTATTTTATTCATTTTTTTTACTCCTTAAAAAAAATACCCGCCAAAAAATTGACGGGTATAGTAAATTGTTGTGAGAGATTTTATGCTTCGACTAAATCGTTAGCAAGATTTAATAGTTTTGTGTTTAAATCGACAAGTACCTCCATAGATTTAATTTTTCTAGTTCTTCTTAACTTGCCTTTTTTCGAAACAATATGCAAGTTTCCCCTAACCAACGACTCTTGAACTCGATTCAAAACATTCCAAAGATTGTCTTCTTTTTGTTCAAAGTGTAAGCATCGCACAGATTCTTCTACAGTACTTTGATTGAACTGCTCTGAATCGTATCTTAACTCGATAGCTTTTTGAGCGAAAACTTTTACTTGTTCTGGGGAAAGAACTTTTTCCTCGAAACGTCTAATTCCATTTGCAAATTTATTTACCAGTAAATCGAACTGAGAAATAAATGTTTTCATCGCTTGAAATCCGTTTTCAGAGTGCCGGATCGAAATTGCATTTCCTTTTCCCAGCATATCTTTGGAAAATAACTGGTTAGCACAAGCCACGACCATACATCCGATAAACAACTGCAAACCGGAAGTACCGTTATGAGAATTCCGAATGCAAAACTGAATTGATTTCTTGCCATCACGAAAATTTGGATGTTCCATGATGATTATATGTTTCTGAAAACCATCGATTCCTCGCTCGATAGATTTCTTTCTTAAATTTGCCTCACCGGTTCTAACCACGTTCCAACCGTATTTTTCGGCTTCTTTGATAACTTCCAAAGTAGAGATAAATCTATATTTATCTGTACGATCAGAATGCTTACAAACCGCCAAAGCTGATTTTGGTAAAATTGATTGATTCATTTTATTTATTCTCCTGTTATTAATATAAGTAAAACAAATTAAAAAAGTGTCGTCACAAAAAAAATCCTCCCAAGGTTTTTAATCTTGGAAGGATTCTGAAATTAAGCTCCGTACTCTCTGCGATAGTGAGAGTAAGATTTTCCTCGACTCCCTCTCCAATAAGAGGCATATGAATCAGCGTTTCTTTCGTTGTGCTCTTTAAGCTCCTTACTGTATTTCCATCGGGCAATTTGCACAATTTCACAGAACTCTCTGTAATTTACAATTTTCCCGATTTCTGCATAGGCTTGAGGAATTGTCTTACCGTTGACATCGATAGAAAATAAAAGATTTCCATCCGAATCCTCACCATAAACCGTAATGGTTTCTTGATATAAATCAACCGAACTATCTAGTTCAATATTTTGTTTTTCTACTGTTCTCATCGTTTTTACCTCTTTCATTTATAAAAGTAAACTAAAAAAAAGTGTCGCTTAGAATAAAAAAAAAGGGAACCAAATCGGTTCCCTTAAATCTCATATTAAAGCTTTTTTCAAAATTTGCAATCCATAAGCGTTTTCACTTTCCAAAATTGGAAGCAAGTCTCGGACTGCAATTTCTTTTGTATTTTCCAAGCCATACTTTTTACAAAACTCATTTACTCCAAAACTACAAGCCCCTGTGATTTCAGAGTAAAGTCTTCTTGTCATCTTAGTATCTAAAGTGACATTGTTGAGCCGAAAGTATTTTTTGACTGATTTATCGATTTTTTTGTACAAACCTTCGATCGCGTCGCCCCATGAAATTTCAGAGTGATATGCAAAATTCCCACGAACCGCAATCTTAACTCTTTTTGCTTCAATGTCTCGACCATCTTGCACAAAAACTTCCGCATCGATCAAAGTGATTCCTTGTTTCACGGTTTTTGAGTAAATCTTTTTATTGATAATCCCGTCAATCACAAGGAATTTTCTGGGAACGCTATCAATGTCCGATAGACAAAAATTAACACTGTAAATCGATTGTGAGTTTAAGTACTTGCCTGACTTGGCAGTTTTATATCTTTTAAGCAATTCGAATTCTTCATCGCTTGCAGTAAAAACTGTTCGGTTTTTGGTGATCGCAAGGAACTTAAACTTTTCCAAAAATAACTCAGAAAGAATAGAAACCTTGGACAAATTGTACCTATCTCTCAAAGTTTCAAATTCTGCATCTTTGATTTGTTTTCTTTCGGCTCTTTTTTGCATGACAGTTTTTGCAAACGCCAAAGACTCTTTTTGCGATACATTTACAAGATTTTGTGATTTGTAATTTTTGCAAAATTCGCAAATGTCTTTTTGTGTTAATTTTTCGGAATTTACACAAAAATCGTATAAAGCTTTAAAATATTTAGTATCTGTTTTCATCGTTTTGTACCTCAGACCATTCCCAGTTGCATGGGAAGGTTTCGCTTATTTAAAGCTCATCAGTGAGGTTTTAGAATTGCTCAGTGATATGAGCGATAAATGCTTTTTTATCCATTACTCTTTCCACAACCCCGTTTTTGTTGAGCAATCCATATCTGGTCTTGTAACCAGTTATAAACGAAAATCTTTCGTATCCAAAACGGTTATTTGCATTCTCAATTATTTGATTTAATTCTGTTTTGTTCATCGTTTTTACCTCTTTCATTAATGTAAGTAAAACAAATTAAAAAAGTGTCGCTTAAAATAAACCCCGGTTTTTGAACAGAACCGGGAAACTGTGTTTGAGAGATCAATCACGATGAAATGATTGCGTTGTGCTGACCTCATCTTTGTATATATCCGACATACATTCTATTTGAAATACGGGATGGTCTAATTCCTTTTTCAAAGTATGGATTTTTCTTTCTTCCGCAATACCATCAACAATTATCCAAGTCAACTCTTGATTATTCTCTAAATTTTTCGCATATATTATGTATTCGTATTCTTCTACTTTTTCAACGTGAAACTCAGAATCCATCTGTATAAGATCCATTCTAAATTTATGATTTTCGTCTATCTTTTGAACCAATTCCTGATATTTGCAAATAATAAAGATTATTTTTTTAATCTCTGATTGCCATTTTGACTTAATTTAATTTCCATCGTTTTTACCTCTTTCATTTATAAAAGTAAACTAAAAAGAAAAAGTGTCGCTTTAAATTCTGCTTTTAACTTGATTTCTAAAACAGGCTATGTCTTCCAATTCTAAAATCGCTGAATCAGTAAAACCGAAAATCCAATTGGATTTTATATTATGGTCATTCATAAAAAATTGAATTGTCTCAGCTAAATCTAAAACCATCGGCTCGATTAAATCTGTTATTGTATTAGCTACTTGATTGTTCATGGGCTGGAAAAGATCATAGTACTGCTCTAAGCTTTTTTGATTTCCAAAACTATCAAGTATAATTCTATTTTTATTAAGCCTGTGTTTTAAAATAATAACCTGAACATTTTTTAAATTTAGTTTTTGGTCTAAATAATTACAAAGTTTTTCACTATTTTCTAAATCCATACTCTTTACTCCTGTTTTTTCAAACTATTCCTATTTACAAAAATCTGTTTTTCATAGTCTGGAATGTCCAGTAAAATACTTTGCGACAAAATGTATTCAATGACCGCATCTAATAAATCAAAATTTTCAGTTATTTTATCTTCAAAAACTTTTATTTCTACTTCAAACTTAAAAATTTTTATTTTTTGTTCTTTAACTGAATTTGGATTTTCTATATCAAAGCTACCATCTGATTTTTCATCCCACCGAACACAGTAAACTAATCCATCCGATCCTTTCGCAAAACAAACAAGCTCGTATGAATTCTCTTGCAAACTATCTTCTTTTCTTCTCAACTGTTTTATGTCGGGAATTTGTAGACTTATATTTTTATAATTTAAATTCATTTTTTACCTACTTTTTTATACTTAAATACGGGTTTAGAAGTCTGGGAAAAATTCCAAAAACAATCTAAACCTAACATTTTATACTCAGTTATTATTCTGTTTCTTTCCTTTCTAAAATCAAAATCGCTTTTAAATTTAGAACTATCTAATGAGTCGATATTTGTTACCGACCCATCCGCATTTAAAACATTTATGTAAATAATCATATTACTATAACCGAGTACGCAATTTTGTATAATTTTCAAAAATCTCAACTAACTGCTCGGCGTAAACATCCATTATTTGTTCTTTGATTTTTTTCTGTCCACTTTTACGATCAAGATTAAAAAATGTTAAATCGTACATATCGTTTCCGAACATATCGTTTCCATTCAGTACAATTTCTAAATACTTAGCAACCCTAGTTATTTTTAGTTTTAATAACAAGCCATTCTCGATTATGACAGAACTCGACCCTGTCATAACTAGAAATCTATCTCCGCCTAACTGATTAAAAATTGTTTTAGCTACTGTTTTGTTCATCGTTTTTATCTCCTTCTTATCTCCCATTCATTTTCTTAACTATGGGGATTATAAAATCTTTATACTCTTTGCAGAATCTTAAAGCTTTCGAATCTATTTCTGAAATTCTTTCATCGCTGAAAGATTCCCACTCTTCTATCGAGTGTTGTTCGCATCCGATTGCTAACTGGTCTTTTGTGAATGCAATATGCCATTTAAGACCAATTATGTTTTTTATGTATATCCCATCTCCTACACAAAGAAATATCTTAGCACCTCGAAAATCAGCGTTTTCGAGATTAGCATTTCTAAAATCAGCATTCATAAGATTTGCATTTGTAAAATTAGTAAATCTTAAATCGGCATCTCTGAAATTAGCATCGTTAAGATTATTGTCTCTGAAATCAGAATATCTTAAATTAGCATATGCAAAATTAACACTCGCCAAATATGCATTTCTAAAATCAGCATCCATAAGATTTGCACAAGTGAAATCAGCATTTCTAAAATCAGCATCTCTAAAATCAGCATCTCTTAAATCAGCATCTCTTAAATCAGCCGATTTGAAATCAGCATTTCTAAAATCAGCATCTCTGAAATCGACATTTCTTAAATCAGCGTCTTTAAAATCAGCTCTCTCACCACCATCTATGCCCTCTAACCATAATTTATGTTTTTCCAAAATTGTTTCTATCTCAGTTTTACTTAGTTTTTTCATTCTTTTATACCTCATTTTTTTAGAAAAGCTTACTTTTCTATCCTTACGGGCTAGCTATCTAACCCGCAAGGTAGAAAAACAAACTACCTGTCGATCCACCGACAAGTGTTTCTTTTAGATTTTTTGCGTCTTTATAGGTAACGTTTAAATCAATTCTTAATTCTTGGATAGTTGGAAGATCGGAGACTGTTTCATAGTTGTCCTTGTAAAAATGTAATGTTTCTCCATTATCTCCGTTCTCGTCATCTAGCCAAACCATAATGTTTGATTTGTAAATTTTGATTATACTGATTTTCCTTTTTTGTTTTTCTTTTCTAAGTTTAAGATCGGCATCCTTGAGATTCGCATTATTAAGCACGTTAGGTGCTATTTTAGCATTCCCAGGGGTTTGTCCAACTTTTGTTGTATTTTTTTTAATCAAAGCTTTGATTCGGCTTTTTGTTTCTGTGCTTACTTGATCCCAGGGTAAATTTTTTGTTTTGAAAATTCCATACCCATCCCCGTTGTCTATAACAATATAATGTGTGCCTTGCTCTTTGTATACTAACAAACCGCCATAATCCAAGGATTCGACACAGCAATTTTCGTAATTTTCTGGGTCAAATTCTTCGTAACTTATTACTTCTTGTCTTTTTTCTAACTCTTTAAGTGTTCTCATCGTTATTTACCTCTTTCATTAATGTAAGTAAATTAAAACAAAAAAGTGTCGCCATTTCGAAAAATTTCTGACCAAATAAACCTAATTTTTAAAGCTTGTGCAAGCTCTGAGTCTACAACTCTATCACCAATTACTATAGAATTTTTATAGTCAATAATCACAAAATTATAAAATAAATCTCTTTCTGCTAAAGCAATCATACCTATCCCTGGTTTACGTATAATTGACTTTATATCTTGCGGATAAAAACAATAATAAATAGAATAAAAAGGATTACGAATAAACATGTTTTCTAATTTGAATTGGCTATTACATAAACCAACAACTTCATAATTAGCGTCTTTATATTTCCAAATTTTATCTTCAATTCCAGGATATAATTTATAATCATATTTATTTTCTGGGAAAGCTTTACCCGATGCAGTTTGTCTAACCGTACTATCTATATCAATAAATAAAACAGGTTTAACTTCGTACATTTTTTTTATCTCTTATTAGCAATAAACCACATAGCGTACAGAATGTTAGCTATAACAATTAACCAGATAAAAATAAATCTCATAACCGGGTGCCAATTTAAAAAATTAAAACTTAAATAAACAAAAGAAAACATAAAGTACAAAACAGTAACTACTATTGAATTGTAAATACCAAAAATTCTCATAACATAACCTCAAATATACTCATAAAATTGTCATCTTTGTAAACACTAAAATTTACACCATCGTAAACAATCCAATCACCAATATTTACTAATTGATTATATTTTGAACGCCGCAAAAATATATGTAAATTATTTGATTCCAATTTAACTGAAAAATCTTTCTTCAACCAATTAACAATAATATCAAATTTATCAAAGCTATCAAAACAAACCGCCTCATACTCTTTTTTGATTTTACACTTGTGGATCATGTTTAATTTTTCTCCGCTTTGCGTTATACTCTTTGATTTTATGTTTATTATTTTGTAACCAATTAACGTTAGTTTTATTTTGACATTCTTTACAACTGCTTTTTAATTTTAAAAAACTAGTCCTATGTTTATCTTGGGAAAACTCACTAAACTTTTTCCACTGGGAACACTTTGAACATACAATCATTGGCTCTCCGTGCTCATTAAACTTAATTATTCTTGGGTGTGCCATGCCTGATCTGTTGCCTGATTAATTTTTTTTGAATTTATGGGAAAGGTAAAGCGTTAGATGCCAATCCAGATCTAAATTTAATCGATACGACAAAATAAAAGAATGAACGATTAACTCTGCAATCTTATCTTGAATTGATCCTTGTATATTATTTATGTAATATTCTTTTGGTTGTAAAGACTTTTCATATTCTTCAAAATCAGTAAGACTTGTCCAATTCCGATCTTTTGATATATCCATTCTTCTTAAATCGATTAAGATTTTCTCTAAACTATAAATATCTTTTTTAAAATCATTCAAACTCCGATCTAAACCACTTGATTCGATATAACTTATAATTTCCTTAACCATTGTTATCCCCCATATAAATACTTTTTTCCGCATCCGGATCATTTTCAAAAATCAACGAATCTGCTTTGACTTGATATATTAATCGATTTAATTCTACTACTGCCATTAATTCCTCATTCTTTTGATCGTAATAAAATCTATGAAAATACACTAGGTAAGACTCCGATGACGTTTCCGAAACGATTTTAGCTCGACGCATATAAATATCAAAAATAAACCATCATATATTTTTGTCAAACAATTTTACAAAAAAAAGCACGAAAAGAATTTACTCTTCCCGTGCCAAAGTTTTAAATTCAGGAGACCGATTTAAGATTTTATTTGTTTATATACTTGAACGGCAAATTCTACACCGTCTCGAATAAACTGGTAGGTAAGCATTATTACGCCACCTCCCGAAAATAATCCAGTAAGTGTAATATCGTTGTAACCAATCGAAACACCCGGGTAATAATGAGCTGAGACAAAACCAAGACCAAGCATTAAAAACGAAATTAAGTATCTAAGTAAATTTGAACTCCGAGTGATAGAGTGATCGACAAACTCTAAGCTTGTTTTTAACAATTCCTTAGCTTGTTCGGAATTTGGATCAAGATTTATTAATTCTTTGGCTGTATATTTTTTACGACTCATTTGAAACATTCCTCTTTTATGATATAAGAATAAGAAGTATATCTATGCTTGCGACCGTTTCTTTCGTACTCAAAACCATTAACAAGCATTTTTTTTAAAAAATCATCGGTAACTCTTACAAGCTCTCCATTATGATTTCCATAATTTGTATTTGGATCACCATAAGGGTCTTGTAATATTAAAGTTTTTGGAATTGAATTACTACCACCAACAACCGGGGATATATGGGAAGTGGCATTTCTTAATAAGTGTCCAATCCAAAATCCAACGACAACAGGTGCTTTATATTTTTGTATATAATCTCTAATTTGCTGATTACTAAACGTAACTCGTTCAAATTCTAATCGACCTTGAAAAACAAAATTTAAGTATCTTATATGCAACAAACCATGAAATCTATCTTCCCCTGGTTTTCTCAAATTAACTTTTTCAATATTGTGCAAATAACTGTAAGCTGTTATTCTATCAAAAGCACGATCGTTTAAAATTTGCCCCGCATATCTAGCCAAATGAGCAAAACTTTCAATCATACACTGATTATTTCTATTTGGTGTTTGATCTAAATTAAAATTGTCTCTTTGTGTTTCGTACGGTACTAGTGGATCGGTAAAAAACTCGCTCATACGATTAGATTAACCAAGCATAAATGAAAATCAATCTAATTTTATGAGTCTTTTTGTATATTTTTGAATATTTGGTAAAATTTTTTGACTAACTGGAAACGATACCACGGCACAGAATACGATAGTTTTTACTCCAACGGAAGGATCAAATATAAACCCGGACGTTATTATTTCACCATTTAAAGAATCAAGCTCCGCCAAAAAATCGTTTAACGGAACACTACTAACTTTATTATTATCTAGCTCAAAAACTGGAACGTATATTTCACCGTTTTGGAATTGCTCACCACGGATATATAATTTAACTGATTTATGCATAAATGGGCACCTTAATATAATTGCCTTTAACAGTAACTTTAATAATTTTATCATTTTCCAAAACTATCGGAACTAATGTACTATCCGAGTGCAACTGGATCAACGGTAAATCGATACAAGCTGTACCATCTTCCAGCAATACATAATTATTGGCAAACAAAACTTGAACATAAGCTCCATGAGAATTTTTCGACATTACAATATATTTATGCCCGGTCTCATCTACTGCCTCTTCAATAATCATTTAAATCAAAGTCCTCACCTTCGGTTTTTCTGCTTTAAATAAATCATCAAAATTAAAATCATCATCTAAATTCGGTGCCTGTTCTGTTTCCTGTTCTGTTTGCATTTGTTTTTCTTGTCTAATTGATTGCAAATTTTGCAAAAAAGTAGGATCTAAAATAATATCACCACCCTCAATCGGATCGTAATCATTTTGTTTACGAATATCATTAACAGTTCTATATATTTTAACTTCTTTACCTTCTCGATCTAATTTTTGAGAAGAGTCTTCATCTCGGATTCCCGTAAATCGCAATCGATACTTATTAATTCCAAACTTAATAAATATTGATTCCATATTTTGTTCAAAGATAGTCAACGTATCAATTAAACCACGGTCACGAGAATGTTTTTGCTTACCTTCTTGATTTTCATTTAAAACATTTTGTGCCTGAGCATATCTTAATCCAAGCTCAGAACTATCCGTATTAAAAACTGCTAGTATTAGACTACCAACAAACTCAGTATAGTCCATGTACTCCATATCACGATTATTCTTTAACAAGTCTAAAACTTCAACCGCACCCGACAAAATAGGAATACGCCAAACACCGTTTAAACCCTTAAAATTAGCAAGCCACTGATCTTGCATTAACTGTAGCTGTTCAGTAGAGAATGATTTATCTTTGTAATTTAATGCTATTTTAGGAATAGTTCCATTGTCGAATGATTCCATATTATACGCTAGAGCAAACAGAAAAGCTGTAATAACATGCACAGATTGTTCAGTTTTCGAGTAACCGTAATGATACTTTAAAACATCAGTTCGTTTTCTTGAAATTTGTAAATGCAAGTCCCTATAGGTATATCCAGCTACTATTTGTCCCACAATTTCTTGCACATAAGCAATATCATTAATTTCTGGAATTGCACGAATTCTAGCATCCATCAACTTTTTATCTAAATTATTTTGTGGAAAATAATTGTATCGAGGATCAATATCACTTTTTATACCATTCAAACCGCCATACACTACTTTTTTGATTGTTGCCCCATCTACTGCAAAAAACGAAACCGGATTTCCGGATCGATCATACTGTAACTCGGTAGCCATTTGATCAATACAAAATAAATCATCGACTAAACGAACACAATAATCTGGAAATAAATCTTCCCGCATTTCAGAGCCTTTAAAATCTCTTCTTCCAGTATTATATACCCATTCAGTCAATCGTTGCATCTCTTCTCTTTCAGCGTGAGTAACTCTTGACAATTTATCTTTTTTCTCAATCACAAAACCCGGTGACTCACCTTTGGGGTCTGGGGAAGGCTGAGTGAACTGTCTAATTTGTGCAACTCTAAGATTGACTACTGCCGAAATTAATGGATTTTTATTTTGACAATCTCTTAACAGAGAAAAAGGAACAGAACCAATTCGCTCGATCACCCCACGACTGTTAAACTGTACATCTTTAGCATACGTTTGAGATTTTGGAACTTCTACGTTCTCTGCTCCGGACATACTATTTAATTTAGCAACTACACCCGATTTTAGTAAAAAATCTTCCGGAGTCATTCCTAAAAATTTTGCCGACGCATGTATATCGGCGTTAGTCGAATTTGGCTGAAATAAAAAAGGTTTTGGAATTTCTTCGCTAAATTGATCCCAGGTTGCCACTTACTATACTCCCTTTCTCGGCAAACTTGAAATAACTTTATCGGAGTTACTTCTAGGTTTTGAGAAAATTATATACTTAGAGATTAATTTAACACTAAAACAACCCGCTAAAAAACCAAGTACAAAACTAACAATTAATAAAAATAAAAAACTAGACATTTAGATACCTCGACATTAATTTTTTATGATATTCAATAAAAGACTCGTAACCAATTATTTTATTTTCAAGTGACCGTCTATCGCCCTCTTGCTTAATAGTTTTTAATTCTTTTTTAGTATCTTGTATTTTTATCTCTAAATCTAATATAGCATCCTGATTCAACTTAACCACTAAACTATTTATTCGATCTATATAATCAATAAGCTTATTTCGTTCCGCTTCTTTTTTTAAAACGGCAACTTTAATTCTTCTTAACAATAACTTAGTTTTTTTGCCCATTTAAAAAATTCCTTTTTCATTTTTAAGCCATTCCCAGAATTTTAAGTCATTAATATAGTATCCTTCTTTATACTTATTAATTTTTTTATCTCTGTAAGCATTAGAAACAACTCTTCTTAATTTTGAATAATTTGGATATTTTGTTTTAAGCTGATCGTGGATTTCTTCAACTGAAATAAGCTGAGAATCTGGAATATACTTATCGCAAGTTCTAGAATCATAAATCATAATAGAGACAAACTACTTTGGTCTGTATAAACGTCAAACAATTTTTTAATCTTATTTTTATCTGTTTCTGTAAATTTAGAAACTAAATCTTTACTTTGGTTGTAAATAATTATTTGGCATGTTTCCATTTCTCCATCTTTACTTACTGGAAAAATTAACTCAGCTAAACTGTTAGGCTTACTAATATCGAAATATTTGGCACTTAATTGCACAACGTAACAACCTATCGCTTTTACCGATTTCTTCCTATTTTTTATGAATTTAATTTTGCTCATATTATGAGACCACCTGTATTATTTCGAAAACCTACCCCCACTAACTTCTCTAATCCGACATCAGCGTACATGTTAGAATCGAAAAAATGGTCATCACCAAACTTTACAACAATTTCGTACTCTCTATTTGCCTCGACATTCAATCTGGGCTGGATACCTAAATTGCAATGGTGGTCAATAAATTTCCTAATTGTTTCATTATAATCCCCGGTTGCTATTGGAATCAATACTTTTTCTTGCCTAAACTGATTTTGTATTTCTTTTACACGGGAAAGTTTAGAAAAAGTGACTCTTTTTTGATCTTCATTCCAGTTTGGAACGATTAATTTAGAAGCACTCCCACGCAACTGTTTACCAGACTCCGACGTATCAAAAAAAGCTCCGTAAACTTTGTTAGGAAAATACTGCATTAAAGTTTTATTTCGATCAATTCCAATTCCATTTGCATCATTTACAATAATATCAATATCAAAATGTCTAATTATTTGAGCGACTCGTTTAACATGAGCAAGACCATCTTTAGGACTTAATCCAGCTCTTAAAATCACGTTTTCATTTATTTCCTCCAAATATACAATGGCGTTAAATCTATTTTTACCAAAATATGCAACTTTAACAACAACCCAAGACTGCTTCTCACCCCAGTCAATACCAATAGAACGATTACTCATCTGAGCTGTGAAAGCTGTTTGTAATTTGTAGTCACCCTGACAAGCTAAAATGTCTCCTTGACTTAAACGACTGTTACCTTTGATAAACGCTGTACCCCAATCTTCATTCCAAAATTGCCAAGGGTAAGAACTTAATTTATGAGACTTTCTTAAAAGCGACTTACCAGTATTCCACGGTACAATCGGGGCAACCATTCTATAAGAATCATGAATATTTATTAATTCTTTCTTTTTAGGCACCCAAAAAGAATTTTTAATATAATAATTTGAATTTCTATCAATAGGAGTTTTACACTTTCTACAACCTATATAAACTAAATCTAATTTTTTCTCGTAACTGGGAGATATTTGTTCAAATGAATTCGCTTCAAAACCATTAATAATGTTTTCATAAAAATCAAACGTCTGTTCAGTTTTACATTTTGCACATTTAAAGTGCCATTCATTTTCGGAACCCTCAGAAACCTTTTTATCTATTCCTACTCCTGGAACAGTTCCAGTACTAAAAAATCTCTCCCACTGCATATCACTGTGAGAAAGCATAGCCCGAAACACACCAACAATAGATTCAGGCATAAAATCGTACTCATCGTACGCAATTACATCTCTTGATCCAGATCGCCCACCAGCTTTTCCAATCGCACCAGAAATACTATACTGTGAACCGTTTAAAAATTTAAATCTTCTTATATTAGCTGAATCTAATTGTCTATTTATTCTAGGAGATTCTTTAATTGCCGGACTAATTTTTTCAGATGAAAAGTTATCTCCCATGACATCTGTCGGAAATAAATGATGAACTCTTCTATATCCATGACTAAGACAAACAAAAATTAATTCGTTTAAATGATTTTCGGACATTTCTGTCTGTCTTGCTTTAATTATTGATTTAGTGGGTGCCTGTGATCTTAGATACTGATTTAAATAATGACGTGAAAACTGGGAAGGTACTACATCGTACTTTCCCAGCTCCATCTTAATTCCTAGCGACTTAAATGACCAGGGCTTACCGTTTATAAATCTGTAATGCGAAATCCATTCTATAATGTCTGAATAATTACTTCTATCTTTTACATCATTAAGAAACTCTTTCGCTTCTTCTTCTCTTTTTTTGAGAATTATATTGATCGATAACCCGTAAGTTCCTAAAGTATTTTGTCTTTCTAAGTTTAACTTTGCGTAACTTTTATGAGCTAGACGGTAAGCCATCTTTTGTTAGCTGTTCAACTTTAATCGATTCTAAACTTTTAGACTCTTGACTAATTGGAGGATATTGAACCCCAGCGTTAGGATTACTTGTAACCCCAGGCAACGGTAAATTGCTCCTAGACTGAGAAGCTATATCATCTGGAACAGTATCTATTCCAATTGTTGGGTCATCGGCAATTCCGACTCCGATATGAACATCTGACTGTTGTTCAACTTTATCTAAGTACTCAGTAGGATAAACTTTAAGTAAATACTTGGATCGGTTTTCCGGTGTATTTTTAATAACCTCAAAATTGTCATCAGAGGCACCAGTACGTTCAATAATCACTCTTTTAAAAATGATTATATTAGAGAATTTTTCAGGAAATGCAACTGCCATTCCATTGTAAAATCGCACATAATCAAACCAAGTCTGTGAACCAGGTTTTATATCAATCGATTCGAAAAGAAAAGAAGTAGCCTGTTCATAGAAGTATTTCCAAGAAATTTTTTGTTCCAGCTCTACTGATTCCGATTCTTGCTTGTTTAGTTCCTTAGAACTAAAATTAGGTTTATTTTTTGATTTTGCCACGGCTTTTTTTACCTCTTTAAAACAAAATAACATAACAGTGTAATCACTGCAAGTCAATAAGTACTGCTCTATTACCTAATTTTTTAGCGACTTTTCCGACAGTACCAGAACCAGAAAACGGATCAAGAACAATACTTGATTTACTTACACTAATCTTACACAAACATTGTCGATCTATTTCAGTAAATTTTTCAAACTGCATACTTTTTACTATTCTATCTTTTGTTTGACTTGGAATTTGTGCTTTAGTTCCTGCATAATCTTTTTTTGAGTTTCCACCAAGAGACCTGGTTGAGTAGTTTTTCCTTTTAATTTTTTTAATTTTAAAATCAATAGGCTTGGAACAATTAGAACATACTCCGTATTTTGAAAGAGATAAACGTAAGCAACGATCTACAAGTTCCTCTGGAAAAACTGCCGTATGATTATTGTCTATTGTAGACTCAGTGTTTATTGCCCAAACACTGTGCAATAAAGAACCGCTCGGATTCTTTTGACTTATGTTATCAAAAAAATATTTTGGTTTTTTAGAAAATAGAAATAAATATTCGTGTTTATTAACACAACGATCCGTAACACTTTCAGGAATTCCATTTGGCTTATACCATATAACACTTTGCCTATGAATCCAACCGATTTTTTTCATTTCTTCTACAAACAAAAACGGAACATTAAGCAAACATTTTTTAGAGTCTTTACTATAACTATCATTTATATTTACCCAAAGAGTACCGTCATCTCTTAATACTCTAAATACCTCCTTAAATACCAATATTAAATTAGATAAATACTCTTCTTTGCTTTTTTCTATTCCAATTTGATTCTGAACTTTATAGTCTCTCAAATTAAAATACGGGGGAGAAGTAACAACTGCATGAATTGATTGACTGGGTATATTTTTTATGACTTCTCTACTATCTCCTATTATTTTATATATACCATTTTTAAAATTCATATCAAACTCGGATTAACATAAAAAACTGGGATGGATTTCATTTTTATGAACTCATTAGAATCGGGAATATTTTCAAAATAATCAGAATAATCTATATTTTTATTTTCTAAATACTTGTTCTTTAACAATGTTCGTTGCGGTTCAAAATTTAAAAAAATATTTTTTTCATACACCGGATACATAATGTTATTTTTGTCATCGACATGCTTTAATCCAAAACAGTGCCCGATTTCGTGGGCTAAAATTAATGTTTTATCAAAATTACTGTATCGATTCGAATTCCATATTTCTGACTTAACTATTGCTACACTTTCTGTAATTTCACCACCTGAATTATATCGCAAAATGCAAGCTCCAATCAAAGAACTATACTGCGAACATAGTGAATCGTACTCTTTCAAATCAGGTTCTTGACAACTTAGATTAATTGACTGAGTGATTCTATTTTTTTTAAACCTATCATAATCTAAGCTAAACTGTATATTTAATCCCCAAATATTAAACGCCTGATTTACTTTATTTTCTGAAAAAAATAAAGGTATTAAGTATTTAGTTTTATCCGATGAATCATTATTTACACATTTAAAAAACGCAAATAATAATAATAAAAATAAAAACGTATTTTTCATATTTCTCCTCGAATCAGCCTTTCTTTTGCATCTCTCAATTTTTTCTTCTCCATCAAATACTTGTAAGCATTTAAAGGCTGAAATTGTAAACGCCGAGTAACATCAAAATCTTTATCAAACACAGGAATAGCGGAGTACTGCTCTGAAAATTCAAGTAGCTCTCGACCCGTCAATATATGTATATTTGGATTACAATCTGGATGGTACATATTCAATTCCATCAAGTATTTAATTTGATCCACGCCTTGCATATTTTTAATAGCTAAATAAGTATCCATTTGTTTTTGTGTAAGATCGTTTCTCTTTTCACCCGGAGAATAAACATAGTACTTTTCGTCTAAAAAAATAATTCGATTAAAAAACGGCACTTTCTTTCCCAAACCAACTTTGTCGTTTTGCTTGTGGCTACTTTTTTCTACTTCAAAACCTTGCATTACTTCTCTTTCAGCTTCATTCATACAAACATACCTCTAATCGCATCAATATCATTTCCTGATTTATTTTTTAATTTGTCAGCTTCTTTTAAACATTCAATAAAAGAAGCTAAATGCTTTAACGATTGCAACTGTATTTTCAAAATGTTTGTTTTATTCGAATCATAAGAAGGGTGTAAAATAAAAGCAACTTCTTGAAAATTTATCTGCTTTTCAAAAGCTTTTATTGAATTTTCTAAAACACTAAAATCGATTAAATGAATTTGTACTTTAATTGATTCTATAATTTTTGATAACTCTATAGTCTGCTCTACTGTAACTTTTGAATCCATCTTTTTACCTACTCATGAATTTTATATACTTTGTAATATGTCAATTGTGTAGATTTAGATTTTGTCTTTTCTAAAAATTCTGGAAAAGACAATAACCCCCAAACCGTATCAATTAATAAACTATCACTTTTTAATTTGATAGTTTTACAAAAAGATTCCCAAATACTTACTTTATCATCTTTTTTAGTCAACTGGACAAAAGTCACATGCCCAACAAAAATAACTTTTTTATTACTTAAACCTAACATTATTTTCCCCTAACAGAATCAATAACTCTTGATAACGATTCACACCTAGCTCTATGTCGATCAGGATTTTCTGGAATTTTACCGTACCACATTGGCAAATATCCAAAACGATTAAGATACCACTTATTCATTACTTGAACAAAATAATTTTGCATTTAATTATTCTCCTTATTCATTAAATTTTTTAAATTCTTTTTCGCTTTTGAATTTCCACTTCCACCCCAAACATAATTTTTACCCGGAACATTAATTCTATTTCTAACGTGTAATTGAATTAAATTTCGCCTTATTTCTCTTTCTCGTCTCTCTAATTTTATTTTGATTCGCCACATTAAAGCTACTCGATACCTATAAAATCTAATAAACTTTCTGGGTTTAAAAAACCGAAACATGATCATTTTTAATCTTTCTATCTTTTCAAACTTCGGCACTATGGAAAGTTTTTCGTTTTTTGTAAAAAATTTTAATGGTCGCATCTAATTATCCTCTATATTTAAAATATTTACATTTCCAATAATACAATAAATCCATTGATCTATTTCAATTTTACCGCTCTGGTGTGCTTTTAATAACCTAGATAACAACTCAGATTTTAAATTTTCATCAAATCTGACCCATTGAACCTTGTTACTAAAAAAAGTCAAATAATAGCCGAAACAAGTAAAATTTATTCGACCGAAAACATCAATAACACCAGACAATTTAACTTGATACAAATTGCCATAAGATTCTTGCACTTTCAAAATTAAATCATTTACCTTTGGTGGTTTTATATCATATAAAATAATAAAAATTTCTCGATCTCTTAAAGATAAAACAACTGGATCTTTATATAAAACATTTGAAAAAAATTCTATATTATTATTCATTATTTAATTAACCTCTTTTACGTCATTTAAATCGTGTGGCAAATAAGCCATGAATGCCTGGGATAAGTCTGCATTTATATTGTTATATACTTTTTCGTACACCTCTGGGGAATCATTCAAATGTCTTTGCAAATTTTTATTTACCAACTGTAAAACTTCGTTCAACTTTGCAATAGTGACAACATTATTTCTAGAGTACTCTATCTTAGTTTTTTCCAAATTTAACTTTTCCAATTCCATGATAAACTCAATCAAACCTTTAAATAATTGACGTACCATTTCGTACACTTCCGGATCATCAATAAACTCCGTACTTACCTCTAAATATAAATTAGCTACGTGATCTACTGAAATTTCATCATTTGACCACTCTTGTTTTATATCTTTAACAATCTTTTTTAACTGTTGTTTAATTTCATTTAATCTAGTGGCTCTCACTGGATTTTGTAAAATTTGGGTAAACAGAAAATGTCTGGTATGTTTATCTTTTTTTATGATTGCTTCTTCAATAATAACATGAGCAAGAGAGTCAACTAACGATATTTTTGAGGGATCTTTATTTATTTTTTGTATTAAAGCTTCATAATCTTGTATAGATAATTTTGGATCAAAATACTTAGTCAAAGCATCTGAAATTATTTTTTGTCTTTCTACTAAAGAATAAGAAGGCAAAATTTTATTCATTTTATTTTTTAATTCTTTCGCAACTGTACGGGAATCTTTAACACCTTTCTTTCTACCGTTTAAATTACCTGATTGTCCAGGCTTAAAAGACGTGGAATTTGCTTTTTTCTTAGCGGGCATAATTTAAAATCCTTGGATATTTATTTTGAAACGTACTATATAACTTTGGATTCTGGAAACGATTTCCAACGACTTGCACATAAGAAAAAATGCTATCGATTACGCTCAAAGAAATAACAGGACACTTTGTATCATCAGTAAGCATAACTAACTCCGAGTCACGATCTTGTAATATCAAAGCTTGACATTTTTTTGGAAAATAACCTTTGTGATTTTTGGGTGAATCAGAAAAAGATACATTAATTATATCTAATTCAAATATTGGGGCACCAATCGAATCTTCAAAAAAACTAAATAACATTGCATGAATCTCTGTATTTGAATTAAAATAAAATATGGGATTATCGTAATCAAAATAAAACATACTATCTTTACGAACATCCCATACTCTAAAAATCATTAACCTAATGCTACCGATTCAATAGTTTGAAAGAAGATATTTTCCATAGAATCAGCTAACATCTCTATTTGCTTTATCTCTTCTAAATACTTCCAAAACTGATTATAGTCTTTATTTGTTTTAAATTCAATTTTAAAACTCACTTTTTCAAGAGTAGTTTTACTTACTGAACCTTTTCCAGTTATTACAGAATCCTCTTCATCACTATCCTCTTCATCAACTGCATCAACCTCTTTTGGTCTTTGTGCTGTGCGATCTGCTTTTTTATTTGCGTACAAAAATTTATAGGAAATCTCAGATAGTTCTTTTTTTAATTGATTAACTGGAATATCATTAGCAAACGTCAAGAACCCAGATTTTGTAGGGGTTCCAAATATAGAACTGGCAAGAAGAATCTTTGCTTTTGCATCGTCAAAAGAATTTGCTTCAATCGGAACATAAGGTAACGGATCAATCTTGTAACCTTTCTTTTCCAATGATTCTAGTACTTTTGTTCTTCGAGAACCGTCAATTATAGCACAGTCATCTTTATCCCTTACCCATAGAAAAAAAGGAAAAACAATACCTCGTTTAATCAGAGAAAACTCTAACTTATTTAAATCTTCCTCTGATTTTAAATTTCCCTGAATGACATTACAAGAATGCCAATCTATTGTAGGACACTTTGGAACATTGTTTTTTATTATTTTATTTGACACGATTTATATACTCCTTTAAAGCTCGCAAAACAATTTTAGTACGATCTTTTGTTTTATACTTTGCCGATAAAGTTTCCATATACTCATCCAATTTATCAAAATTAGATTCTAAGTACATAAATTCGACAACTGTGTTATCAATATTATCACTAATCGTCTTAACGCTAGATACTTGCAATTTAAGCTCTGGGAAATGAACATAATTCGCAATCTGCTTTAAATTTAATCCCTCGCTAAACGCTTGAAAACCACGCTTAACAATCTGCCCATAGTGAGACTCCGATAAAAGTGCAAGCTCTTTCGCTTGTGCTACATTATTTGCTTTTACCAAAACACAAGGAACAGGATCAATTTTAAATTTAGCTAACTCTAGCTCTCTTAATACCTGTACTTCGACTTCTCGATGAATTACTGTAGGCTTACCTTTGTTAAGCCATACATAAACCGGAAACTGCATTCCAAGATCAATTAAAGAAGTACGACATTTCTGTAACTGCTCTGGCGTGCTCTTTAATAAACTACCCGTAAAAGAAACCAACTCACTTAAATTATACGTAAATGGTGCCTGTTTACAATTATTTGCAATTATTTTTAAATTTTTTGCCACCGATTATTTCCTCCTTTTAAATTAAAAATCGGGGATTTAAGTCCCCGACTAAAAAACTAACTAATCTTCGAAATCATCTGAGATTTTATCATCTTTGACTGATTTTCGATTTTTGGTTTCTACTTTATTTTTCACAACCGATTTTTTCTTATTTATCGATTTTTTAGCTACTTTCTTCTTTTTGGCTACTTTTTTCTTTGCACCCATGGAATGCTTTACCTTCTTAAAATTTTATTTTCTTTGCAGTACCCCAACTGGAACCTGTTTTACAATCAACAACCAGCTTGACTTTTTGAACTTGTGGAATTTTAGATTCCATAAGTTTTTTTATTTGCTTTGGAACAAACTTGGTCTCACTGTTATGAACCGCAAACATAATCGAATCGTGTACTGTAAGAACTGGATATGTTTTAAGCTTCTTAGCTCTCAAATAACCACACACTCTGTTTAAAGCGTGGGTTACAACATCGGAAGCCGATGACTGTACAGGATAGTTTACCGCTTTTCTAAAAGCTTCGGCAATCCTAAAATCATCTTGTGAATCAAAATCTGGAATCTTAATCTTTCTTCCAAATAAAGTATTAATATAACCATTTTGTCGAACAAATTGTTTTTGATTATTCACCCAGTTTTTTAAACCGGGATGCTCATTAAAAATAGCTTGAATTACCTGCTCTGCTACCGGCACCGTAACACCTAAATCAGCCGATAAACCATATCCTGTTTTCCCATAAATAACAGAAAAACCTATTATTTTTGCTTTAACTCTTGGCTCTGGGTCACTATAATCGCTCTCGAATTCTTTTGGCAAATATAACTTTCCGTTTGGTTTTGGAATCTTATATTTTACTAATATATTAACTCCATTGTAAACGTGAGTATCTTGACCACTATTTAATCTATCTATCCAAGGCAAATCTTGTGAGTACTCCGCCGCAATTCTAACTTCTAACTGAGAGTAGTCAAATTCATACAGAGTGTACCCTTTTGGGACAACTACACACTCTCTAATATCCGAATCTCTAGGTATGTTTTGAAAATTTGGATTAGAAGAAGATAAACGTCCGGTAGCTACGCCACTTTCATCACTGCCTGCCGTAGTACCCATGTTAAAAGAAGTATATATTTTTCCTAAAATACTCTTTTCTAAAAAAGTATCAATATAAGTAGATTTTAATTTTGCAACTTTCCTATGATTACTTAAAGCTTTACAAAATTTTAATAATTCTTTAACGCCTTTAACTTTAGGAATGGACTCGGCTATCTTAATAACTTTAGAAATCGTTTGTTTATCTGTACTCTCTGATTCTAATTTTTTCTTTAAAGATCGATCTTTTACATATTTATAGATGGGCTTTAAAAAATCACGATCATATAAAACTTTAACAAGTTGAGTAGGACTGGAAGGATTTAAGTCTTTCACACCGGAAGTTTTTCTAATCTCTTTTTCTAGCTCTACAATTTGCTTTTCGTACTTATTTTTTAATTCTTGTGACTTTTTTAAATCAATAGAAATTCCCGCATACTCAATCTCACAAAGATTGTACCTTGTCTTATTTAACTCAGGAATTAAATTTTTAACACTATGATTTTTTGCTTCTTTTAATTGATTTTCGTAAACTATAAAAGTTCCAACGGTATCATACACACCGTACTTAGCTAAAGGTAAGGGTGGAATATCTGAATAATCCTTAGACTTACCTTTTTGATTACTCAGATAAAAGTCTAAATCGGACTCATAACCACCAAAATCAGTATAGTACTGAACCAGTGTTTTTAAGCCATTACCTAAATCATTCAAAACATCATTAACGACTAACGTATCGTATGTATAACCATAAGGCAATATAAAACCGTACTCTCTAAACCACTTATACTCAAAGGATAAATTATGAATTATTTTTAAAGATTTTTTAGATTCAATTACAGATTTAATTTTCTTTTTATATTTTTTGTATAAATTACTTTCTTTATCTTTAATCCATCGTCCCTCTGGGAACTGATCGGACGAATTCAAATCAAAATCCATAAAAGGAAAAAACCAACCAGTTTTTGAGTCTATAGAAAACGAAACACCTATAATTTTACCGTCTCTATGATTTATACCTTGCGTTTCAATATCTATGACTACTTTACTAGCCGTCTGTAACTTTAAAAACATCTTATCCGCTTGTATTTCGTTACGAACAAAAACATGTTTTGGTTGTACAAAAGAAATTTTTTTATTTAACACTTCTTTGGCTTTAATCAATGACCTGACTATATTCTCTGAATTATGAGCCACGTCCCTGGGATGAATTAAGGGCATAACATAACAATTTAAAGCCGGGCTTTTAACTATTTTACCCGACCACTCAGCTATATCGGATTGATTTAAAATACTTTGCAAAGCAATGTAACCAAGCGGAATAACCAATTTCGGTTTTAGTCTTTCTATTTCTCTATATAAATAAGGTTCGCAATTTCTTACTATTTTTTTTCTATCGACAGTTTTTTGAAACCTTATATCACCAGAACCCAAAGAACATCTAGTAAGAGTATCTAAATACACAACCTTCTTATCCAATTTAGCTTCGACTAACCAACGCCTAATTATAGCTCTCAAACCACCAGATAAAACTTGACCATAATAAATGTCTTCTTTCGTTATACCATCGGTAACAAATAAAATATCTACCTGTTCCGATTCTTTTTCAAAATAATTTCCTTGAATACAATTAATTTGAACTGTTGTCATCGGATGACAACGACTACAATAATCGCTAGAATCAAATTCAACTAATTTATTTTTTAATTCTTTTGTAGTACTCGATGACATCTATTTTTTCCTGCTTCTTATATAATAAATATAATTTATTAAAATCTTCCTCACCTAAAACTTTCCTACAAACTTCAAAATTCTTTAACTGATCGGATTCTAATTTATTATGACAATTTCTGCAAACAGAGAGACCATTTAAGGGATTTAATCTCAAAGACTGGATCGACCGAGTAAAAATATGGTGCACTTCTATCGCAACTTTTTTACACCCAGGCAATCCAATTCGACAAATACCTCGATCTCTCTGCCTACAGTAGAGACTCCAATCTCTATCGTTTTTAATTCCCTTATCTAATTCTAAGATCGATTTCTTTTCTGATCTTAAAACCTTCAACGCTATTTCCCTCGGGTAAATTTAAGGAATCTGCATAATTTTGAATCACTGAAATTCTTTGCACCTCTAAAGCACTTAATAAAGATTTCGGCAATCTTCCTTCAACGACCGCTTTTACAAATTCAAACAAATCGACTAACTCTGCTTTATAGACAAAACGAGAACTACCACTACCTACAGAAGTACTACTTTTTATTCCTTGAATTGGAACAGATGATACTGCGACCGGAACACTCTCTAATTGTCTTTGTGCCTCTTCCACTTTTTCTACGTCACCTAACTCAACTGCATCTTGTAGTGCTTCTTTTGCTGAATCTTGCTTTTCTTTAATTTCCTTTTCTTGCTCGATTCTTTTTAATTCTGCTAGTGCATTTTGTCTTTCAATTTCTTTACGATCAAACTCTTTAACTAAATCGTTAAGCAATTCAATCGCTTTATTAACGTGCAATAACATTGCCGATTCCCTAGCTTTAACAGAGGCAAGCGTTTCTTTCGCTGATTCAATAGTTTTTTTAGCTTTATCAATCGGCTCCTTAAATAACATTTGTACTCGCTTTGAGTACTCTTTACTTGCTTTGAGCATAGCAATAGCGGATTCTCTGTCTTTTAAACTCTTAACTTTACCGATCTCTTGTGCTTGTTTTAAAATCTTTTTACCGATTATGTTTAAACTATCGGCTTCTTTTTCCGGTATGGACACCTCATTAATTATTTTGGAAGCTTGCAAAACTCTATCTTTTGCAACGACTTTCTTTTTAGAAGCGACTTTCTTTTTAGAAGCAATTTTCTTTTTAGAAGCAATTTTTTTCATCCTATTATTCTCCTGAGTTTTTTATACAATGAAACTACTTATATTTTTGTCAAACTATTTTTTAAATTAAAAAAAAGATTTTCAAGATCGACTCCAACTGCCCAAACTGATCTTTCTATTATTTCAGTTTTATCCTGACCAACCGAAATTTCTATTTTATAAATTGTTTTCTTTGTTTTATTATTGGCATCGAAAAAAACGTGAAAGCCAACTGTCTTACCCGAAATCACAAGAAAATCATCGCTTAAAGTTAAGACATTAGTATTTGGTTGTAATACACTAATTGAAAAACTTTCGTACACTATAATATACCTCCGATCGAATCTATATACTGTTTTTTCATAATCTCTACTTCTCTGGGAATTTTAAAATTTACATTTAAGACATCAGAACCACAAACTAATTTAAAAATTTGCTCTGCATACTTATTGTACACATCAGTAAATTTATACTTAACTTTGCCATTTGCATTTTTTACCAAACTCAAAATATGTCTTTGAGCAACCGGATGATTATATATATTACGATACATTAAAGCATAGGCATTAACTTGAAAAACGTCTAATAAATAAAATACTTTTCTAGTTTTTAAATCTACCAAATCTAAAGAATTTACTCCTACAACATTGTTAGGCTTTTCAAAAATCTTATCTAAAGTTCCGGCTATATTTAATTTATGATCCACGAGAGTAAGCTCACTGTACTTTAACGAATACTTATACGATTCTCTAAATTCCAAATAAGCATCTAAATAATTATAGTAATCTTTATACGTTTTATTAATTGATTGACCCAAATCATACAGATGAACCATTTCATGTACTTTTTTTCCTCGCTCGGACGCTTTTACCAAATAGTGAATAGGAATTTTAGAATACTGCCCCGGGAACAAAGAAGAAATAATTTGCGTTACTGAATATTTACCATCATATCTAGGAGTGAAATGATTTTTCTTTGATACATCTCCAATTAAATTCATTTTACTTGACCACGCAAAATTGTCTTTTCGTCACATAACAATCCAAATTGATTTTTATATGATCTAAGAATTAAATCTAAATACTCATATACTTCGCTATTCTTAACAATACCATGTTTCGGAACATCAAAGCCTGTCTTAGTAAGCTTACAATATCCCAAATGAACGCCTAATGAAAAATAATCATAAGCTATATCGTACCCCAACCCATACATGAAAGGAATTTCACAATCTTGAAACGGAGGGGCTATTTTATTTTTTACAGTCTTAACATTTGCAATAGAACCAAGTCTTTGAGTCTCTTTCGTGCTTAATAACTCTCCAACGTTTTTTGCTCCTTTAACGGCGTTTTTTTCAGACTTAGAAAGTCTTAATTGCATTCGAATAGTAGAAGCAAATTTTAAAGCTTGCCCACCTGGGGTACTTATAGGGTCTCCGAAAACAACTCCTATTTTAAACTTTACTTGATTTACACATAACAACGCTGTACGATTTTTTGACATAACAGGAGTAAGAACTTTAAAAGCATCAGAAAGCATTCTTGCCTGTAAACCCATAGATTGCTTTTCAAACTTTGCCTCTGACATAGATTTAGGTACAAGCTGTGCAATAGAATCTAATATAATTAAATTTGATCCTTGCTTAGACAACTCCCTAACAACTTCTAAAGCTTCCTCTCCAGTATCGGGCTGGGAAAATATTAAATTTACAATATCCACACCTAACTTCTTAGCATAATTGGGATCAATAGCATGCTCCATATCTACAAAAGAACACACTTTATTCTTTGCCTGTTCTTGTGCAACTGCATTCAAAAATAAAGTAGTTTTACCGTTAGACGGTTCCGAGAAAGCTTCCATTATTCTACCGTAAGGCAAGCCAATAAACGGATTTCCAGTAGCTATATAATTAATACTCGGAACTCCAAATGATATTCCTTCCAACTTTGCATTCTTAGATTGAACACCTAACAAAGTTACTGAGCTACCTAAGATTTTTGACGCTGATTCAAAAACCGACTTTACATTTCTATCGACTTTTTTTTCAGTTTGTTTTTCTTCAATTAAAGAATTAGTCACGGCTTTTTTTGCCGTGACTTTACTTTTAACTTTTTTCATTTTTTCTTATTTGCGGATTTTTTCTTAGCTGGGGATTTTTTTGTATTTTTTTTCTCCCCAGCAAGAATTGTTTCCAACTCGGAAGAAAACGACATAGCCATGTTTTCCAAAGCATTAGAATCTACAACCCCCAAATTATCAAAACTAACTCCTGTATTAATTGGAACTTCTATTCGATTCTTGCTCAAAATTTCAATAGATTGAACCGAACGATATGTACTTCCATCAGAGGTAGCACCGATATGAAAGACAACTGGGCAACCAATTAAATCCTTGGAATCGAGCTGTGCCTCTTCATAAGCACTTTGGAATTTTTTAAATGTATCTGCTGTTAAACCTAACAACGTCCATTTAAGCTTTTCACCTTTTTGTACATAAGGCTTTACGATTGTTTTGCCACCTGACTTTCTTAATTCGTATTCGATAGAAGCACCAACAAAGTAATAAGATAAAACCGAACCATACTCTTTTGCAACTGTTTTTAGCTCATCTTGCCAAATTTTATCTCCGTTTGCTTTTGCTTCTCGCCATGCTTGCCAAACTTTTTGAATTTCGGCACACTGTGGACAATGATCCTCCCCACGACCACTAACAACTGCTTGCATATCATCAGTACTATGCACACCGCAAACCGCACGCATCACTTCTTTTCCAATTTTTGCATAGTGCACTCGCTCCGGACAAAACATTGCATTTGCCAAAACAAAAACATTTAAGTCTTTTTTAAAATCCAAATGCAAATAGCTCTGACTGTTGGTCAAACTCCTTGCTTCATCTGATCCAAATACTAAACCCTTGCCAACTAAAGATTTAGTTGCCTGATCTGTTGCCTGTTTTTTTGATTTTGCTGACATTCTTAAATTGTCTCCTTTTTTATTTGATTTCAATGATTCTTCGAACCAATAAATCCTTCTGAGATACTGTCTTAATTCTTGTGTATCCGTATTCTTCCATAATTCTAATGACATCTTCTTTTTTCACACCCGAATACTGTCTTTTTTCTCTTTGGAACGATACGTTTTCAATCTTTAACTTTTTTTGAATTTTTTTTAATATACCCGAATTTATCCCAGTGACCGCCATTAATTCACCGGACAAATAAAAATCTTGATCCAACTCTTTGTAAACTTCCATAAAACTAATTAACACCAACTATTATTTTTGTCAAACAATTTTTAAAATTTTGATCGCTCATCACGTAAATTTGCCGATAAAGTTTGAGCTAAATTAAATTTTGCCTCCAAACTCTCTTTGTAAGTTTTAATGATTCGCATTATTCTTTCTTCCTCTTGAATTAAATTTAACTTCTCTTCCAGCTGTTTTTTATATCTTTGCCGAACTTTATTTAATTTTGCGGATTCGGTTTTCTCATTAAAAAACTCAGCTAATTTTTCTGCGATATAAAACTCATACGCTGATTTCATAGAATTAACTTTCTTTTCGATCTCAGATAAAGCAATTCCAATGTACGCAAAATAACCAGGAATACGTGCAATCTGTTCATTTAAAATACCTAAATTATGAATGTCTAAATCAAACATATCCGGATCAAAATAATAAGTTTGTTTTCCAATATTCACTTCATAAACAACTGTAGTCTTAATAGTTTCTAAAAACTTTTTTATATTAGTTATGGGATTTTTTTTCTTCATTTAAACAACGCTTTAAATTCTTTTTTATTCTTTACATGGGAATTAAAATAACTACCTAACTTACCACTAACGTGCATTTTATTTGGATCAACTTGATTTTTTTCAATCGTATGAATTAAATATTTAGAAAAATGCTTACTCAAAGCACTTTGAATTTGATCCATAACTAATCTACGGGTATTTACAGTATTTGTCTTATTGTCTTTTAATCCATCTAATACTATAACCGGAACATCTGTAATTTTTTTAATCTGGGAAATTTGGGAATCCGTAATATAAGTTCCGTTCAACGCTACACTGTGTTCTTTATTCATAGTAAAAGACAAAGAATCGAACACACCCTCAGTTATTACTAAATAAGGAACTTTTCTTTTTCTGCTCGAAAAAATATGAGACGCTCCAAACAAACCATGCACACTACCTTGATCGCCTTCCTGATAGTATCTTAAATCTGCATTTGGTCGAATTGATCTACCTTTTATACCAAATAGTTGACCATCAATATTTCTAATCGGATAAACAACTCTACCACGCCAATTATTCTCACTTGGCTTACCCTCCATAAATCCATAAGTCTTAGCAATTTTTATATCAATACCTCGATTTTCTAAATACTCTATATAAGGATTTAATCTTAATGGAAAAAAATTCGCTAAAATACTTTCGTCTAATGGCTTAATTATTTTCTTTTTAAAGCTGTAAGCATTTCCAACTTTTACAAATTCACTTTTATTTTGACCAAAACCAAAATCTTTACAAATGTCGTTTGCTTCATTTAACGAGATACATTCAATATCGGCTATAAGCTTTTGCACTTTACCAGACTCATGACAACCCCAACAATGAAAAATTCCTAACTCAGTATTAATTTGCAAACTTGGATTATTATCATCATGATAAATACAAACAATCTTACATTCTTTACTACCAACTTTTTTAGCTCCATAACGACTAACCATATATTGCATAAATGATTTCATAACTTACCTACCTTTTTTGGTTTATTTTTTCCTGTTTTAATAAATTTAGCCAAACGAACATTAATATCTAAAAAAGAGACACTGTCTAAAACCATTCTGGAAAAATCTGGTCTTACAACATAAGTAGTTCCCTTAGGGATACTCCGACCTTTGATTACACCAACTTGTCCTTCCCCAGATACTTTATCAATCTCAGATTGGTGAAATGAAAGTACAATCTGTGCCCATTCACTTAACGCCCGTGCATACTTAATATCATTTACTTGATAACCTCCTTTTCTATTTATACCCGCATCTGTAACCTGGGAACTTGTCCAAACTCCAATGTCATTTTCTAAAGCCCATTCAGTCAAAGAGTCCACAGACTCTTTTAGTTGTATCCTTTCATCTAATCTAGTATTTTTACCTTTAACAAGATATATATGATCTAATATAAAAAGATCGCACTTACTTCCCCGTTTGGCTTGTATCGAATCTACTATTGAATATATTTCATCCATTGTTAAATTTTTTGCCGAAACGAATTCATAATAATTTTTTTGATCTCTTCTATATTGTTTAATTAACTCAGACCAATCTTCATAGTCACGCTTCATTAATTTGCCTAAACGAAAGTCTCTACTAGGAATTTGAGTAAGCAAAGAATCTGCTCTTAATTGATTTTCAGTTACTACCATTTCTAGTCCCAAAAAAATAACATTATAACCTAATAACCAAGCTACAGTAGCAAAATTTAATTTACCTAAAGACTTTCCTCCCCCGGTCTCAGCCACTAAAAAACCTACCTCTCCTTTTTTTAATCCGCCCGCTTGTTTATCAAATTCACGAATACCCGTCGGAATTATATCTGATTTATTGTTGTCTATACTTTTTGCACGCTCTTTAATTAATTGCTGTCTTTGCTCCGCCGTCTCTAAATACTCAGATACTCTAATCTTTGTATTTGTTTGGTGCAATACACCAGAAAGAACTGAGGTTGCTTGCGAAACATCTTGCTCTTCAACTAACTCAATAGCTTGTTCACAAGCTGTTAGTATTGACCTACAAACATAATTATTTTGAATTACTTTTAAAACTGCTTTTACAGAATTTGGGGTTTTTAAAGACTCTGATTTAATTATTGCATCTATACTTTCTTCAACTGTTTTTTTATTTGTACCCGCTTGATCTAATATTACTCTTTTCAGAGTCTTAACTGGGAAGTGCGACCTTAACTGTTTTAATATTTTAAATACAATTCGTTCGCCTTGTCCATAAAACCATTCTGAATTAACATCTAAACCAACCGAAAAATCGTTTAACGCCATATATCGCAAAAAAGACCGTTCTGCATCTAAATCAACATGCTCAAAAATTACAGACATTGAAACGCCTCTTTAACAAACGTCTTAGCTAAATAATCTTTACGATTTAAAACTATATTATTTTTTGAATTTATTATTGCATTATTGTCACCAGCTATTTTTTCACAAAGCTGACCTAAAGATATATTAAATTTTTTAATTTCGTTTATGTTTGGCTGAGAAGTAGAAAAATAAATAGACTTACCACTATCCACCATCTTACTTAATACACGCTCAATCTTTTTAGAAATCCAAAAATCTTTTCCAAATTCAAAATCTTCAATATCATCTAAAAGTAAAACATCACTACTAAGCAAACGATCAAAATATATTATAGAGTCTACATCAGATTCATGTTTAATAAAATTTTCTAAATCACTCATCTTAAAAAACGAAACCCTTGCTTTATCTTGTAAAAAGGTTTTCGCTAAGTAAGACAAAAACATAGTTTTACCAGAACCCGGTAAACCATGAATCGAACCACCATCATTTAACAAACTTAAATCTACCTCTAAAAAATTAATCATTGGAACTGTGACTGGAACTTCCCAGAATTTTCTTGGAATGTTTGCAAATATCAATTCTCTAATATACCTATGAACGACGACACAAAAACAATCCTCCGCACTTCCGGACTCATTAATCACGGCACCAGTTCCATCACAAACATCATGCCTTTTAACGATTTTATCATAAAGATTAGAAATTAATTCAATTTCTGATTTTGTAAATTCTTTCGACCGCACAGTGAAATTTTCTAAATCACTCATATCCTTTATTTAATTCCCCATCGTTTATAGTATTTAAATTTCTTGTTTTATTTTTAATAGCTTCAACAACTAACTCTTCGATCGTATTAGAAGCAAAAACAATTCTTTGAGTCACATGACTTTTTGATCCCACCCTAGCCGTACGACCAGTTGACTGTATAAGATCATCAGGATTATATGTCGGGGATATTATAGTAGTTCTGGGATGACCGCCATGAACGTCATGTAAGTCGATTCCAGTACCACCAGACTGAATTTGAGCAATACATAATTTTGTTTTATTATTTTGAAAATCTTCTTTGTTCTTTTCCCTAACTTGCTGAGTCTGTTTGCCTCGAATCACACTTGGATTATACTTTTTTAATTTTGTAACTAATGATTCCAACGTTTGAATAAAGTTTACAAATACTACAACGGAAAGCCCATTCTCCAAACTCTCTTCGACCATATTTACAAAATTCGGTACTTTAAGTAATTCTACTTCTTGACGTGCCCGCAAAATAATAGTAAGCTTAGATTTCTTATCTTTCTGTTTATTCTTTTTTAACTCTTGCAATTCTTTCTTCATTGATCGAAAGACATCATTAATTTTCTTTTCCTCAACCATGTCGTACGCCTGAATAATTATGTTATTTTTCGGAAAAGCATCACCAAGTTCAGACGCTTTAGTTCTAACACCTCTACCAGAACCAAAAATAGAATTATATATTTTAATTAATGAACTCGGTAAATTAGAAAATATTATAGTTTTTTTCTTTGAACCTTTCTTGCCCACATTTCCTAAGTAACATCCATGCTCTAATGACCAACTATAATAATTTGACAACTGTTCAAACAATCCAATAGCATAACCTGTAATTTTTAAATGTAATGGTGAATAAGCTATTGTAGCGGATAAAACAGTAATTAAATATTTTTGTTTTTTTGCAGATAGCAATAATTTTGCATTTAATGTTTTTGGGTTTTTGCATTTATGAGCCTCATCAAAAATAATTAAAGATTTTTTAGGTATTAGTTTTTCATTAAATGTAAAACTCTCACTAATTGGATCAAACGATACATAATCACTGTTCGATCTTTTCAACGTATCGTAACTCATTACATCTATAAGATTTATTTTTAAATATTTTGACCATCGAATCCACTGGGTCACAACTCCCGCCGGAACAACCGCAAAAACAGGTATTTTAAAATAACTTGCGATCGCTAAATTCTGTAACGTTTTTCCCGTTCCAAGCTCACTTCCATCAAGCATACCACCGCTTGCAAATTTTTTAAAGCCATATACTAATTCGGCAAGTCTTTCTAACTGCCAAGGAAACAAATGACTTTTTAAAAACTGTGACGGTTTAAATGTTTTTAAAAATTTTTGGAAATCATTTTGATCTTTAATGGAAATCTGTTTGTATAAATCTACATTGGGTTTAAAATATACGACATACTTTGTACCATTTTTATATACAAGAATCCCCTCTTCTTTTAATAACTCTTTTTTTTCTTTATATACTAACCAAAACTTTTTGCTTGGTTCTGAGAGATAAGCAACTACTTGTCCGTTTTGAATAGACGGAACAAAATTCAAATTCAAATTAGATTCTATAATAGTAACGTATTCGGGAAAAAGCTCGGAAGTAGACATAGAATTCAACTTATTAGACTCCATATATTTTAGTCAATCTTTTTTCTAGTTTTTGCGTACCAGTCCGCTTTATTGATTTCTTGGGGTGCCTTATTATTCTGAATTTTTCGATCACAAAATTCATTCAAAGTAGTTATTATTCGATTCCAGGTTGGATACCAAACTCGGTTCTGTGATTTGTGTTCTTGCCATCTTTTTATATAGTATTCTACAAAGGTTTTTTCGTCAATTTGGTATTCCTGAAAAAGCTCTAAAGCTCTTTGTCCATCTGGGGAATCTAATTTTAATTTAGAAGCAAAAAGATTGTAGCTTTTATTCTGGGAAAATTCTGTGTGTATTTTCCAAAATATTTTCTGGGGAATACTTCCGTTTTCAATCTCTTCATTTACTTTTGCTTTTAAAGCTTCCAATATATTTTTATCTTTAGTACTGTATGTTTCTTTAACTAATGTTTCTACTGTTTTATTTGTTAAAATTCTCCCAGAAATTCTATCCCGCAACTTGCTTGCGTTATTGCTATTCTTTCCTGTGTTCTTTCCTGTGTAGTATCCTGGTATAGATGGGTCATTTTGTCCCAAGGATGGGTCATTTTGTCCCAAGGATGGGTCATTTTGTCCCAGCCCTGGGTCATTTTGTCCCAGGGTCTTAGAAGCTAGTTTTTTGTTCGCTTCCACTACATCCCAGTCTACTTTTATGGAACTTAATTTTGCTACTTCTTTATAATTGATAGCGTACCAAATAGTTTTATCGTATTTATGTTTATTGTAATTTTTTTTAGACCGGTAAATTAGTTTTGAATCTTCCAGTGATTGTAAAACTCTTTGAACAGTTTTATACGACCAAAAAGGAAAATATTTTTTTTGTAAATCTCTTGAACTTTGATAAGTAAATTTTGTATCTTCTTGATATACATTTCCGCTTGCTATCTTTACTAAAAAATCTAATCTAAGAAGCATTAAACTTTCTTCTAGTCCTATTTCTTCGGCAAGTGCTATATTAATTACTAATATACGATCATCGTTTGGTATTAGAAGTGATCCTTTCAATTTTGTACTCCTGAAATAGAAAACCCCTTCAAAGGAAAACAAGAAAAAGACACACCACATGAACAAATTCTTGCTTTCCTCTAAAGAGGTTTTCTATTTATGTTTTATTTTTTTGTGGTGTGTAAAATCTATAAATTTTAGATACTGATTTTTTGTCAATTCATAAAAGGAATTTTTATTTTTAAGATTAATAAAACAATCCCTAAAATAATTAATCCAAATATTGTATATTTAAAAGCTGAGACAAAACCTATCGCCCATTCTGCTTCTTTTAAATCTTTTTTATTTTGTAAAATTTCTCGTGCTTGGGAATGAGATTTAATTTGACAGGCTTTATTCTCACTGTTTAGTTTTTTTAATTCTTCTAAAATTAAAGAAATTTCTTCTTTAAGTAAGACTGTATTAGAGTCGTTTGTGATTTTTTCTGTTCTTACTTGAACTTGTTCAATGAGTTTAGAGCGATCATTGTATTGAACTTTAATTTCTTTTATTTCTGGATTTCCACACCCAAAAATAAAAACTAAAATAATTATGAATTTTTTAATCATTGTTTTTTACCTTCTTTTATTGATTTAATTAATTCTTTATTTTCTTTTCGTTTTTCTGATTCAAACAATTCTTTTTTAATTATTTGAAACCAAGGATTAAAATTTTCGCAAGTAGTATTTACAATTTTATTAATATCGTTTCTGTTTATATATCCTTTATGAATTAATGTCGCTGTTAAATTTCCTATTTTAGTTACTGGGATACCCGTGACTTTGCTTGCTTCTCGAAAATCATAAAAACCAACTAACTCATAATAAGCATATAAAGAGGCAAGGCTTAAATCTTTTGCACTTGTTTTAAATAATAGTTCTACGGGAATATTGACACTTCTCTGCATAAGACAAAATTTTACTAGTTATTCATATTCGGCAAGCTGAATTATTACAGATTCGGAGTTTTGAGTCAAAGCTTGTAAATAAGCAAAATGGGATTCTAATCCTTTTTTTGGAAAAATTATTTTGAGAAATACTCCATTGTTTTGAATTACGTCTAATATTATTTTTACAAAAGAATTTAAAGCTGTCGCACTTATGAATTTTACAGTTGAAAGATTAATAATAAGTTTTTTTCCAGCGTAAGGTTTGCTTCTAAGATCATCTAATTCTTGTTTTAAATAATCAAAAAACATTTCTTTTTGAGAAACACGTAAAACACCAACTAAATTAAAAACAACGATTAATTCTTGAACGTAAACTGCCTCTTTGTAAGTAAACTTAGTTTCTTTTTTTATTATATTTGACGGTGTGGGTATTATAGTCTCACCCTTCCACTTTAATCCACGTAAAAATAGTAAAGTTAAAACGCCGATACCTAAGATTAAAATTACAAATTGTAAACTGTATTTAATAACAAAATCTATAAATTGCATATAACTCTCTTATTTTTTAATAGATTCTGAATCTTTTTCTTTTTCAATTGATCCCTGACCTATTGCCTGAATTTCTGCATCTTTTTTCTTTTTTTCCTCGTCGATTTTTAATTTTTTTCCATCCCAGATTCCGTAAATTAAAATATCTGAATTAAAATCAGAATCTTTTAACTTACATAAAAAACCTAAATTACTTTCTTTTATTTCTCTACTGCTTAATTCGTTTGTCGCATAATACAAATTATTGAATTTATTATCTTTATATACATAAATCATTTTTATTTACCATCCGTTATTTGCAAATTTTGGGTTTTGAATAGGTCTAAATATATTTTTATCGTCTATAAAACCTACGATATTATTTCCGTCATTATTATTTTTCCAAACTTCATAATCAATAGTTACGTTGTTGTAATTTATAGGAGTTGTTTGATCATTTTCCACTATTTGAGTTCCGTCTTCTCCAATGCTAACATATTTATTTTTTATGTTATTATTTATTTTAAATGGTTTTTTAGTAACTATGATGGAATTGTTTTTAATTTTAGCTACATGTCCTAGATAGTTTCTAGGGGAAACAATTCCTTTCATTATACTTATTACACTCCCACCGCCATCTTGTTGCCAAATAAAATATTCTATACCTCTATTAGTAGATTTTAAAATAGAATAAAATTTAGATTCTTGTGTCCAGGTTGTATTACCGCTATTAGAAGCACTCATCATATAATCAAAAAGTTTTATAGAATAAATTTCTTTAATTTGTAAATTTTGTTCGTTGTAAATTTTTATCATTATAGAATTGTAAAAACCCATTATGACTGCAAACTTATCATTAGATATTTTACAATAGTTATGTATTCTGGGGTAAAAAGGAGTTCTAAGTAAAGTATTAGAATCGTCGTTATCGTTGTTAAAAATACTATTTACCTGTCTAACACCATTTGGAATATTATCACCAGAAGCTCCGGCGTCTTCTCTAATATTTACTAAATTTGTTTTGTAAGTATATGTAGGAAGTGATATTGAATTATTACCAAAATTAGTTAAGTGAGTTATTCCCGCATTATTTTTTAATGGTATATATTTAAAAGAAGTAGGTTTTGCATTTGTTATACTTGTAAATCCTACGTTTGATATCGTAATTAAATTTTGTGGATTAGAATTATTTCCCGTAAAAAGTCCATAATAT